AAAAAACAATACTCATAGTTAATTTTTTTACTTGACACCTACATACTCAACAAAGTATAAACAATTTAGAAACATTTTTGGTTAGTGTAGAAGAATTCAAAGACTCGTGATCGGGACATATATTGGATGACACGATGGTATAACTCGCTTGCAATATAAATGTCATTGAGCAAGGGAACGATGCCCGTAAAAGAAAATCGTTGGCAACTGTGGAAAAGGAAACTTGGTTCCAAGAAAGTCCCCCCTAATAATTGGGTATAAGAAATGGGTTCGCTACCCTCGGTTCGCGAGTCTTTGAATTCTTCTGATATATGCCTCGAAGTATTAAAAATATTCGAGACATATATACATTCATGCAAACAAAAACATGTTGTCAATGTAAAGTCGAAAAACCATTAACCGATTTTGCTTTTAGAAATAAGGAAACAGGAAAACTACAGAATCATTGTAAAGAGTGCCAGAAAAAATACAGTTCAAAAAGTTATTACTTAAACCGAGAAAGTAATATAAAAAGATCTGCAATTAATAAGGCAATTGCTCTTGAGAAGATGCGGAGTTTTATTCTTGAATATTTACTCGGTCATCCATGTGTTGATTGTGGTAATGAAGATCCGATTGTATTGGAATTTGATCATGTTCGAGGTACAAAACATTTGGCAGTGAGTGAGATGGTAAGAATGGGATATGGTGAAAATGCAATTACCGAAGAGATCTTAAAGTGTGAAATTAGGTGTGCAAACTGCCATAAAAAAAGACATCATTACGAAAGGTTAAAAAACAAAAATTTAAAAATAGAAAATATATTATGATATCTTATTTATTACCAAACACAGTAACCAAGAATCCAACAGTAAATAATAAAATTTTATTGAAGAATTTAAAGGTGTATAGAAAAAATCCTATACAAAAGGTTCCTGATAATATCGCAAAGGATCTCTATAGAATTTGTGCAAAACTTGCAGAATCTCGGTGTTTTGTTTGGTATCCTTTTAAAGAAGATATGGTATCAGACGCACTTTATAATTGTCTGAAGTATCTCGATAATTTTAATCCGGATCAATCACCATATGCACATACATATTTTTCAAAAATCGCTTTCACATCTTTCCTAAGATATATCAAAAAAGAAAAAATAATTCTAAATGGTAAGAAAGAACAGTTTATTTTAAAATTAGAAGAATATCGTATGCTTGCCGAAGCAACAGGAGATCCACATGTTTCCAAAGAAATGTATTACGAAGTGATAGATGCATCCGACGATTTTATTAGGAATTTGTAAAAATTTAACAAAATATTAATTTATAGAAAACATATTATGATCAGACAAATGGATTTGGAAGAACACATCGGTGGAATACCGGAACACGAGTTATATAATGCATTGATCGCAAGTGCGATTCATGATTATAACCTCATCAACAACCCACAAGAACAAAATAATGCAGCAATCTGGTTATTCGGAACACCGGATGAAGATACTATTATTACTTTTGAACAGGCATGTGAAGTTCTAGATCTTGATATTCAAAAGATTCGTAGAATTGTTCTTGAAACACACGAACAAATTTCAAATGCGAATATACACAAAATGCAAGAAAAGATTGCAAAGTTTATTCGTGAAGAAAGTGGTATCAATCAAGAACAATTATTTGGATAAGGAAAAATTATGAAAGTCGGTGATAAATTTACTAATGAATTTTACACATTAACAGTAACAAATGTGTGCGATGATGGAAGTGTCGTATGTGACGTGCAGGATGATTCGATTATTTCGGGTTTGATTCCGGGATATGGTATTTGTATAGAAGTTAAACAACCAGATGGCACAATAGATAGACCAATTTTGGGATTGTCTGAAGTAGATCGAATTGCCAGAACAATTGTCGCCTCAAATGCGGAGATGAGAAGAACAGTATATTTTTCGGACGTTGTTCAAATTCTAGATAGACAAGCACGTGTAGTATGGAAAAGACCATAAACATCTACCTAGACGACGAACGACAAACACCTTTCTTGTTCAACATTCGAACATACAAGTTTGAAGATACCGTTGCAGCACTTTACAAGTATACGGGATATGTAAACATTCTTTCTTTAGATCATGATTTAGGAAACGATAAACTATACGGAACTGGTTACGATGTTATGTTATTTTTAGAAGAACAGGCATCGAAGGGAAACTTTAAAATTCTACCACAAAGTATAGTTTTTCATACCGCAAATCCAGTTGGTAGAAAAAGAATGGAAAAATGTCTTGAAAAGATTTTAGAAATAAAATATAAACATTTATTATGAAAACTAAAGAGCCAAAACGATCTCTTGTATTCTGGAACTCGGAAGGAAATATAGAATTGGAAGTTGATATCAAAAAGCTTATTACAGTAAGTTCGGATATTGGTTATGCATTTCATTTAGACAAAATGAAAGACGGATCACACAGACTTACAGTCAGTGAATTTATGTTAGAAGTTCTTAAACACACGCAAGAAATAACAATCAGAAGAGAAGATTAAGATGACAGCACAACAAGAAGCAATGACATTCGCAACAATAACAGCAGAACCGGAAAACACTACCGAGTACTATGCACTTGGTGAAGGTTTCAAGGGAGCACTAAACATACTAAAGAAATTAGATCAGAGTCTTGACCTTTCAATGGGTAAAGAAAACATGGTCAATTACTTAAACAGAGTAGAATTGTACAACCTTGCAAATATTGTTTCTGATTCTATTCCTAAAAATCAAAGGACATCTTTAAAGGAATATCTGGAAGGTGAAGTAGAAATCATTCTGGATGATGTTAAAGAAACCTTGGATAAAAGTGTCAGAGATATAGTAAGAGAATATGGTAAATAAAATACAACCCAGAAAACTCATGGAAGTGCTTCAACTAAGGTGGCACGAATATGATAAAAGTTACAGTATTAATATAGAAGCGAATTACAGAATCACAGCAGAATGTTTACATAATGTGGATGATTGTTTTGATATTGGAATGGTGATGTTAGATAGGTTAAGAGGTGAGTTGTTAGGAGAAATAAACAAAAAAAGAGAAATATTAGAAGAATTTAGAAACAGAAAAGAACCAAAGTTTATTGGCGTAAACAGCCCCTTCATAAGTATAATACCATGATATTAATTGATACCCAAGCACTTCTAATCTCTTCTTTGATGGCAAACATCGGAAGTAATCCTAATGCAGAGATCACAGAAGATCTCGTGAGACACATGGTTCTTTCTTCAATTCTATACTTCAAAGGAAAGTTTCAAAAAGAATACGGAACTGAATTAGTTTTCTGTTGTGATTCTAAAACCTATTGGAGAAAAGAAAAGTTTCCATATTATAAAATTAAACGCAAGGCAGCACGAGACAACTCAGGATTCGACTGGAAGAAGATCTTTGAACTGTTCAATACAATAAAGGCAGAACTTAAAGAAACGTTTCCTTACAAGCTTATCGAGATTGAAGGAGCAGAAGCGGATGATGTTATCGGTGCACTTGTGAAACATGCAAGGACTGTTCCGGAAGGAATTGATATTCATTTTGGGAAAAAAATACTAATATTATCTTCCGATCATGACTACCAACAGTTACAAAGATATGAGGATGTTTATCAGTATTCATTACAACAGAAGCGATATCTGTCCTGTGATGATCCTATAAAATTTGAACTTGAACATATCATCCGTGGTGATTCTGGTGATGGTGTTCCGAACTTTCTTTCACAGGATGATATATTTGTTGTTGAAGGAAAAAGACAGGCATCTGTTACCGCAAAGAAACTAGAACTTTGGTTAAATATGACACCTGAACAAATATGCGAAAATGATCCAGTGTTGCTCAGAAATTTTAACAGAAACAAAGAACTTGTTTCATTCTCGTGTATTCCAGAAGATCTTGGTAAAAAAATTGTTGATGAATATCATAATTACTCTTTACCGGAGCGAAAAGGAATGATGAAGTATTTCTTGAACCATAAATTAAAAGGACTTGTATCATCTTTAAACGAATTTTAGGAGAAACATTATGAATAAACTATTTGGTGAAATCTTTACAGAAGTAGAAAAAGCAGAAACACGGGAGCAAAAGATTGCAATTCTAAAACAGAATAAATCTCTTGCCTTGATGCAGTTCCTAAAGATTTACGTTGATGACACTGTAGTCTTTGATTTACCCGAAGGAGCACCACCATACAGAGAGAATGATAGACCAGACGGTATGACTGAATCTTCTCTTCAATTGGAAATTCGGAGGTTGTACCCTATGTTTAAAACATCCGGACTCAAACCAATTCAAAAAGAACTTCGATTCATTTCTACACTGGAAGCACTTGCACCAGTGGACGCAAAACTTTTAATTCAATTAAAAGATAAAGAAATTCCCTCTATTTCTCGCAAGATGATCGAAGAAGAATTTCCTGAATTAAAACAGGTAGATATCCCACGTGGTGAACAAAAGATAATTCATCCGTACTAAAAACTAAAGTATTTTGAAAACAATTCCGAAACATATTCCTGTGGGCAATGAAGCACACAGGAATTAAAAGGATTTAAGATGAAAAACAATAATATCAGATACTTATGTCAGGCTACTAAAAAAGGTTATGCATCTAAAATTGATGTTGAAATTAACAAAATATTAGCCAACGAAACCCCTACATTAGAACAAATTCAACAATATCGAATACTTAAGGTTGAAAAAAATGTTTCTAAAATACTTAAAAAAGTATTGACTCCAAGTCACAATTCGTGACATCATATATTTGTAAGTTGATTTTTAAGGGAGATCAAAACAAATGGAAAACATTCAAGAGCGATTAAATGGTTTTGTTGAGATGCTATCTCAATTAACCGGTCAATCAATCAGCATCCAAGCCGGTCGAAAATATTATAAAATTCTACAACGTGGTGGAGACTCTGTTTATTGTTTCGTAGATCCAGACGGTCGAATCATGAAAGCAGCCTCTTGGAAATCTCCCGTTCCTCATGGTTATAGGGGTTCAATCTTTGCAGAGGACTTTGGAAAGAGTGCTTGTGGTAAATTTGGATTAAATTATTTGAGGTAAGAAAATGTTTCAATCCTCACAAGAATATTTTTCCTACTTGATTCGAAAGCTTCGCATTTCATCAAAAACAAAACTTGAGATACGGGATTCGATGATGTATAAAATCGGAAACAGTATGTCGTTTCGAGAGGTTTCTAACCTGTTGCAGAAACGGTTATACGAAATGAGAATTTTAAGAGTTTTTAAATCGGATGCAAAGATCTATGAATGGGAATATTGAATTCTATACAAACCGAGTAAAGAAGGATTTTACTGGTGTCAGAGAACATCTAAAATTCAAAGTGATGTGGAAAACAAGGAACATCACAAAACGAATGCGAATCTTGTTAGAAACATATAGAAAACAATCTGGTATCTGCCATCTATGTGAAACAAGGATGATCGATCCAGAAACCGAATGGCATTTGGCAGATCATTACAACATACCAACACTTGATCATGTAGTACCGAGCAAGGCAGGTGGAAAGGACGATCCGACCAATTACCGAGTCGCACACCGACTTTGTAATTCTATAAGAGGCAGCACACTTATTGAAAAGTTTGATAGAAGTAAGCACATTGCAAAGCTTAAGAAAAAGGAATTTAATTTTTATGAAACGAGTAACATTTAAAACAAAAACAGGAAAGAAGTTGGGTTTACCTGTTCATTTTTTACCCAATTTTATTCCTTGGTATCACGAGAACGGAAAGGAAAAAGATTCGGGTGGTAATTATGATATGGTTCCAAAAGCCATATTAACCAAGGAAGAAAAAGACGATTATGTAACAAATTGCATGGCAGTACTTTGTGCATGGAGAGATGGAAAGTGAGTTTAAAGGAAACGGAAGAAAAATTAAAAGACATTCTTTCTAAAGAAGAATCATTTCCAATTCTATGTGCATATCGTGGATCGATTGCACATGGATTGTATATTCCATCCGATGATCCAGATTCGATTGATGATATAGATTTTATGTCTATCTTTATTAATCCGTTTTCTTTCTATGTTGGTATCACTGGTACACCGGAACAAGAAAGCCAAGTGCATATGGTCGATGAGGTAGATCATTGTGGTTATGAGATCCGAAAGATGTTTAAGCTTCTTGCGAGAAACAATCCGAATGTGATGTCACTTCTTTGGGTACCAGAAGATAAAATTGTAATTGATACTTTTGCAGCAAGAGAACTAAGGTGGCAACGTGATATGTTTTCTTCGAAACTTTGTTTTCATTCGTTTGTTGGATATGCAAACGGACAGATGAAGAAGATGGAAGCAACCGCCGGACATGGTTACAGGGGAGAAAAAAGAAAAGAACTGTTTCATAAGTTTGGGTATGATTGCAAAAACGCCAGTCATTGCATTCGCCTTATGCGTATGTGTGTAGAATTCTTAAAGGAAGGAAGATTTAATATCGATAGAACAAACATCGACAGACAAGAACTTCTAGACATTAAACTAGGCAAGTGGACAAAGGAAGCAGTCAAACAACACTCGGTTGAGTTGTACGAAGATGCGAAAGTTGCATACGAAAGGTGCGATCTTCCTGAACAACCAGATCTTGAAAAAATAAATTCTTTGACAATGGATATAATGGGAGATCACTTTGGATTCAAATGAACAAAAAACATTAACACTTCTAGAATTGAAGGAAATTATAGATCGTGCACTAAAGATGCCCTCTTACGCAAGAGATGCAGAACATACAAAAGTTTGTGTTCGATTGTCAGATTCTAGTGTGGGACCTAGTGCAAAAAGCCTTATCAGATGTGCAGGGTTTGGTATTGATTGGGATAAGGGTTATTTTATTCTAACTCCACAAATTGACATCGTAAGACGAACAGAGAATCAAGCACTGTGGCAACGAGTAAGAGATTTTCTTTTTATGTTGTCTGGTGAGAGTCGTTCGTATAAAGGTGAAGAGAGATTAACAAGTCTTGCGAAACACGTTCGAAAGATATTAAACGAATTTAATATGCCAGTGAGGAAAGTTGGAACATTCATACCAGAAGACAAACCGACAGAAAAAGAGGACACCAAAGAAGGATAAATTTTGGTGCATGGGATGTGATAGAAATTTAGTAGGCGAACAACAAAAATGTAAAGTATGCGGTTATAGAAATGGAAGCAAAAGAAACAAAAAAGAACCAGCCGATTAGAGATATTCTCTGTAAGTTAGGATTACATTTTTACAATTGGGAACTAAAGAGAGTGGAGAGAACATACACATATTACAATTGTTATGAGGTTAATAAATCTCAAGTTGAAAGAATGGGTACATGTACTAACTGCGAGTATACGGTTTTCAAAAAGGTTTAATATGATTTACTTTGCTTATTGGTTATCAGGAAGTTTTGCAGGATATTTGATTGCAAAGACATTTATAAAAGCTGATATCAACGAGCGAGTAAGAACAGAATGTGTTGACCGAATGAATAGAATGATCTTGGATATGCTTCAAAGAGGATTCGAACCGAAGTTGTTCAAAGATAAAAAAGAATTTTATTGGAATAACGACGGGAGCAAATAAAATGAATCTATATTTTCCAATGTGCATATCTTTTGTCCTTGGTAGTATAACCGCGATCACACTAATGATTGCCGTTCATGATATAGTTCTCTATTCCAGAGATTATAGAAAATGGGGTAATCTTCTATGGGAAGACCGGTTTCCTTTCGGAACAATTTTCATTTCTATGATGGCATTCTCATTATTTTTGTGGGTATTGTTTGTAGCAAAATGAAATATATTTGTCTTATCACACTTATGTTTTTCTTTACTTCACCGTTCTATGCGAAGAAAGATTTTGCATGGATGATGAGAGAAATGAAAAAAGAAATTAAAGAGAGGTGTGATCTCTTGCGAGACATGTCAAGTTTATTAAGGGAAACCACAACTTTTATAAAGGAATACGATGAAGGACAACACAGATCATTCGAAGCAGATAGACAGCGAAGAACCACAACAATTCAATGATTTTCAGAAATGGGCGTTTGTTTTGTCCCTTTCTGTGGGTATTTGGTTCCTTATTGCTAAATTTATTCTCATCCCCTTCTATAACTACCTGAATTCATTACTATAAAAAAGTGAAATAAATGTTTTTAAATTGTTGACACGAAGTCACAAAACGTGGCATCATATACTTGTAAACAGTAATTCTTTAAGGGAGAAATACAAAATGGACAAGTTCGAAATAGCAAAAGAAAAAATATTAAATCTTGAAGTTGGTAAAAAGTATACACTTATTACTAGCGGTGGATTCGGGGTTTGCAAAACTGAAATCACATTAAAGAGTGTTGAGTCTGCAAAGTATGCTCAATACCACGATGCAATCAAGTTCATCTTCAGAGCAAAAAACAAAAGAAAAGATCAGGGATTATATTTCCACTTCAGAAGCGACTTCGTTGTTGTTGAAGGGACGTACAATGCGACACACGATCCTTTCCTTCCAAAAGAAACTACAGAAAACGGTGTAAGTATTTCTAAAGGAAAATATATGTCTTGTGACAGTAGATTCCTCACGGACGCAATCGAAGAGATTCAAGCCGAAAACAAAAACATTTTAGTTGCACACCAAGGATTTTAAGATGATGAAAGAAAGCGAAATTCTATACGAGACTGGTGATTTTTGGGTTTGTAAATCCAGAACGCACAAAGGTTACGATGTGTTTGAATCTGGTGTCACTCATAGTAAACGAGTGGCACAAGTATCAGGAGAAAATGCACTGAGGAAAGCAAGTGCAGAAGCAGACCGAAGACACTGTGTAAAATTATACAAGGAATTAAACGGGTAATGATATGAAAGAAAGAAAAGTATTCGATTTTAAATTGTATAGAACAAACGGTGCTTGTAGTTCGTTTGTTGCAAGTCTTTATAATTTAATTGAACGAGCAGACAAAAACAACCGAGAAAAAATTAGACTTGGGTTTCCTGTAGAAGTCGAAATTTTCGAAGAGTGGCAAGCAGCACCAACAGAAAAAGATTTTTTTAACAAATACGAATAAAGGAATATAGTATGAAAACAATCAGTGAACGAGAATTCTTGAACATGATGGGCGATCTGAATCGTGCTGAACTTACAAGAGTTCATATTGTAAAGACGTTGCAGGAACAAGGATACATTGTAGAAAAAGATAGTGATGGTGAATACATCGCATCGAAACCTGTTAGAAAAGTTTACAAGGGTGGACGACTTATAGAAGTACCACAGACAGTGGTTCTAATCGGAAACGATCAATCTTTCAATGTTGATTCTGATTCTAATTTGGAAGATGTATTATCCGTTATCCCACTTAATGAAAAAAGTATTGTCCATTGTGGAACAGCAGAGGTGGTAGAATGAAAAAGACTTTCGAAGAATATGAGGTGATGGATTCGTTGGATATTCAAAAAGAAATGCTTACTGCACTTCTAGAAATTCAGCATGGTGCAAAACACTTGAGAGAAAGTATAATGCAGGGTGATGGATACAATCCAAAACGATTAACTGAAATAGAACTAACAGTTTCTAAAGCAAAGTTAATTGAACATTTTTATGTAAGGAAGTCGAATGGAAATAGTAAAACCCAGTAAAAGATATGTATCGTGCCGTGGACATTTGATGTTGTTTCGATGCGAAGAACTTCAAGAGTTTGAATGTAAGAGATGTCAACAAGTTAAAAAATCTAAACTTGTTGCATTTGAATCGGCAGATGAATCAATCAAATACTGCAACGGATGTTACGGTAAATTAAATGTTGAGGCACAGGAACATGGCGATCTATAGAACAGAAAATCAGTGTTTGACCGTCGGAGAACTTAAAAAAATACTTGCTGATTATCCGGACGGTGCAGAAGTTTGGACAGGTGATGGTCAAGGACACTCAAATGAGGTTGTAGAAGCAGTGCCGTTATATGCTGGATGTGATTCTGAACATGATTGGGATGTTTTATTGGAGATAAGGGAGAGATGAAAGATTTAGAAAGATTAAAATTAAAAGTAGATCTTCTTTGGAAGATTTTAGAATGTAGTCCTGATACTTCGTGGATGGGTACTAGTAAAATTCTAGAATTTAAAACTTTAGAATTGACTAGGAACGGACTCGAAGATAAGAAAGATTGTATTACTATTACAGAATCCGAATATGAGTTATTGAAAAGTGAATAGACATGAAGTGGATTAATGTTTCAAAAAAATTACCAAAAGTAAGTGATGGATATTGTCCATGCGATTTACTTCTTCGATCTGTTGACAGTAAAACAGGCAAAGTTATTAAAGGTGAGGGAGCTTATAAAAAAGGATGGTACGGTAACGATCCAAAATTCTATTGGGCAGATACCGACAGAGACGGCGATCCTATAGAAGTGGGATCTGATCAACCCGTAACACATTGGATTTATCTTGATGATATTCCAGAACCAAGACAAAGGAAAAAAGTATGAAACAATATTGGGCAGATGCAGCAACAACAAATTGCGTGTGGTTACTTCAAGTAAGAAGAATTCCTTCTTGTGGTTATGTAGAAGTCGACGAAGAAGATGATTTTTATGACGAAGATACCCTAGAAGAAAACGAAGACGGTGATAAATTCTATATTAATTCAGAAATTGATGACGATGAATGTTGGCACACTGTGATGGTTTCTTTGTTTCGGGGTGAGGTTTTCAATGAAGCATGTAGAAGACACTACAACTACGGAAAAGAAGACAAGGATTGGAGAATCTACGGCGTACCGTGTATCGGTGCAATGCCCGAACTACTTGGTATAATGGGGAAGGTCGGACAAGAGTATGTCGATATGGAAGTTGAGAAATACAACACAGATCGAAAAGAATGGAGAGAAAAATTAGGGGATAAGATCAAATGAAAATTTATGTTGTTTGGGATAACCAAAAGAATGAATTCTATACAAGAAACAGAAAGACTTGTTGGTCATCTAAACGTGCAGCAAAGAATGCGGTGATGTACGACGGAAGAACAGGATCTAAAACGTTTGCAACACAATCAAGATATGTTGTTAGAGAATATGATTTAGAAAAGAATAAGGAATTTGATATTGTATGAGTGAATTAAGAAATGATGTGTTTTGTCCAGATTGTCATTTAGAATTAGAATTTGATTTTTTAGGAAGAAACAGAAAACATAATCTTCAATGTCCGTGTTGTAAATTAAATTTTACATTAAAAGAAATTGAAATAGAGAACAAAGAAACCTGTTACGAATTAGAAGCAGAAGATTATGTCCAACAATAGTATAGAACAGTTTAAATTAAACGATAGAGTGATCTATATTCCTCGACATGTTGGAAAGGATAGATCGCATCCAGATTGTAGAAGAGGATCTGTATCTTCTGTCAACGATCATTATGTGTTTGTTCGTTTCGATGAACAGGTATCTAAACTTGGATGGGAGGGAACAACTGCACAAGGTTGCAGACCAGATCAATTGGAGATAGAAACACATGAATGAATTCAAACTGGAAGCTACTCAACCATCGAGCAGAAAATTAAAAGCATTTTACACACAAGAATTAGTTCAAGAGTTACAATTCGCACATCCTGCTAGTTTTCGAGTTTTGGAAAATATTGGGGTTTCTGTAAAATTACAACAAGAATATGAAAGAATTGGTTATCGTATACCGAGAAGATTTTCTAGACAGAAAAGACAAAAACTTATTAAAAAACTCAAAAAGTGTTGGTCATTTTGGGAACTTGTCGATATTTTTACAGAAGAGATAAGAAAAGAAATCAATCAGAAATTTTTAGAGAACATTCAAATTAATCATTGACTTCCTAGCACAAATGTTTTTAAATTGTTTTCATTAAGGGAGAAATAACATGAGAAGACATTTCGGGTTTCAAACAGTTCCTATACAAAAAATATTAGGTGAAACAATCGTAGAAATTATTGAGCCAACAGGAAACAATAAAGGATATGGGCTTGCGTTTCTTACTTCTAACAATGAAGTATTTCGTATGGTACATCATCAAGATTGTTGTGAATGTGTTTCTATTGAAAGCATTACCGGTGATTTAAATGATCTTAAAGGTAATCCAATTTTAGTTGCAGAAGAATCAACCAATGTCGATCAAGAACCTAAAAACAGTCCAGATGAATCACACACTTGGACATTTTACAAATTTGCAACAGTAAAAGGTTGGGTAGATATCAGATGGTATGGTTCATCGAATGGTTATTATTCTGAATCTGTATCTTTTGAGATGGCAGAAATTACACTCGATGAAATAGAAAATCCTAAATTATTAGATGGAAGATTAATGTGGTAAAAAATATGGAAAGACCATTAACATTCAGACATCAAATGATCGAACAATACGACGTTCGTGTAAACGGCGAGTATGCGATCATCTGCATAGATCCTCGTGGAATTCTACTTGTTGAATCTTCTTATGGAAGTTTCAATTATTGGTGGGGTGCAGCAGGAAGTGATTTTAAACAATTTCTTACAGAATTAAATCCAGATTATTTTTTCGGAAAAGTTAGACAAGGGCAACAAGATCATTACTTTGATAGAGACGAAACAGAAAAACGAATCAAAGAACGCATCCTTGAAGAACGAAGAAATAAAGATATTTCTAAAGATTTTGCACGTGAGTGTTGGAATGATTTACATGAAGATATTAGAGAATTCTATGGAGATGACAAAGGAACATGCAACTTGTTTGTTTCCGATTTAATGGATACTTATTCACTATCTAAGTTATTTGATGATTACGATTCTGTTCCAATAGTGACAGGATTCCCAAGAGAGTGTCATCACTTTTGGGAAAATGTTTGGTGTCCGTTTATAGAAATGCTCAAAGATGAAATTCGATGTAGAAATATAAAATTATCTCCTTTGTCAGAAGAAGAAAAACAACCAATACCGGAATAAATTTTATGTGGAAAGTAATATTAATTACATTTTTATCCTGTGGTCTAATGCTATTTGGAATAGTTGGAATAATCCGAGGAGTTTTTCCATGAGCTGGTGATATTGTAAGGGATACTGAAATTTATAATATAGAAACCAAATATGGGACGAATTATGAAGATAGCAATTGTATTCTTAATTTTAATGGAATTATTAATTGCGATAACGGAGTATATTTTGATATTAAAACAGCAAAAAAATTAAGAACAGAAACAGAAAAGGTTTTCCCATGATTAAAATTCAATGCGACATGTGTGGAAAAGGAGTAAAAGATACTTTTGGTATATCTGAATTATATGAACAATATCGAACAAACGAGGTGAAAGATGTTTGTCGGGAATGTAGTAATATGATTAATGATCATTTGTTCAAACTAAAAGCGGTAGAATCTAAATTAATTTCATTAACGATGAAAGAATGGATCTCTAATAAACTTAAGGCACTAGGATCATGAGACTTCTAGAATTTTTCAAAAGAAAACCAAAGACCGAACCAGAAGTTCTTGCACAGAGGTTAAGACAACAGGTCAGAGAACTTCAGAATACAATATGCGATTTAAAAAGACACGGGTATTCAACGACACTCACAACAGATGGTAAACATATCCATGAAACCGTATGTGTTGCATACAGCTTTTATTGCAATCAAATAAAAATTACAAAAAGACAGGGAGATCTTGAACTATGAGAAAACTTCTATTTCTTTCATCATACATCATGCTTAGGGTGCTTAAACCACTTCTACCGGCAGATCATGTATTCAAAAAAGATATCTCTCTTGATGATTGGGCAAGATACGGGACAGATACTCTACTAACCTTCTCGATAATGTTTTGGGAATTTGCTTTGATCTTTGTTTGTGTTCTTTATTATGTTTGGAGTCATCGATAATGAAACATCTTTGGTTAATAACTGCATCAATGGGAAAATATGAATTGGACTTCTATAAAATTATAGAAGCACATCGGTTGTATGAAGAGGCAGCCGAAAGATTAAAACAGTTTAAAAAAGAATGGGATCAATTCACTGAAATTATTTCTTCCCTTGGATCGACTGTTCAATATTTGAATGCATCATGCCCACTTCCATGGTTAAAAGATTTATATATTGATTTTAATTTTGGAAAATGTGACCCACTTATATTAGAAATTCTAGAAGTTCCTGTGTATGAGAAGAAAGGCAAAAAAGAAAGTTTTATATAAAGAATAAAGGAATACCATGTTTAAACCATTAAATGACCGTGTAGTGATAGAAAGAATCAAGGAAGAAGAGGTAACACCATCTGGACTTTTCATTCCAGAGGCAGCCCAACAGAAGCCCCAGAAAGGTAGGGTAATTTCAGTTGGTAAGGGTAAAATCCTTCCGTCCGGTGTTCGAGTAGAACCAGAGGTGAAAGAAGGAGACCTTGTTATATTCCAGAGACACGCATCCGAAACAAAAATTGATGGCCAAACATATGTTTTGATCAAAGAGGATGAGATTTTAGGTGTTTACGAACAAGAATAATTTTATATAGAATTGAGTTAAGGGAGCAATTTTATATGTCAAGTCTTACAACAACAGGCGGATCAACAACGTGGGTAGTATCCGGAACTGGAACAACGGGAGGGAACATTATTGTTTCTTCCCCACATAATCCAATAACCCGTGTGACAGATCCAAAGAAACTTAAAATTCTACAGAAGGAAGAAAATCTTAGAATCCAAAATCAAAAGTCGTGTATTAATAAGTTTGTAGTACTCGATAACGGAAGAGGAACAGTTGGAAAGTTTTGCTTAAATCAATCCGACAAGGCACTTTTTGTAATAAGTCTTGATGGTTCACTTGATGTATCAAGTTATAGTTTAGACCTAACCGATCAGTATGCATATAAAATTCTAGAAGTCTTTACCGATAAGAAAGAGGCAGTAAAACTCGCACATTTAATCGTTGATAAGATTCAAGTCGATCTTGATAATGACAAAGATAAACCAGAACGAAAATTCACATTTAAGAAAATGTTAAAATATTGTGGGGTAAAATACCCAGAAATGCGAATTTTTCGTCACCAAAATCTTCCACAGGTAATTGATAATAGAATTGTTCTTTCTCGGAACATGTCTAGAATTCTAGGTACTTACTGTGAAGAGAACCGAAAAAAGGCAACTGCACTAGTAGAACAGATATATTCAGAAATGTTAGGTATCTTTGTTCCTGCACTTCAAGAGATGGGATGTAAGGTTCCAGAACGATTGTGTCTACCTGCACCGCTTCTTGCTTTACCAGAACCAGATAAAAATTAAAAGGAAATTATTATGAATCATATTGATATGATGAGATCTGCTTGGTTAAATCCAAACAAAATATTTAATGCAATCGATACTAAGACACCTATGTTAGTTAGAATGCACGAACACGATGGGTTTGAATGTTTATTAGATCCAGACTTTGTGGATGAGTTGGAAAATTGGTTGCCCCTAACACCATCTTTAATTAAAATAGAAAATTATACTTGGGAAGAGTATCATATTCCAAACAAAAAATTATCTGTTGTTGATAGAATTAAAAAAGCATCTGATCGTGTATTCAAAGGACATTCTGTAGACGCACTAATCGAAATATATGAGGCAATTCTAGATGGTGTTGGAGAAAGATTTGGTTTAGAGAAAAAGAAATGAATTATTTGTATTACAAATTAGACGAATCAAAAAATGTAGTTCCCTGTAATACTATCACGGAAACTGATTGGAATAATCGAAGGGTTTGTGAAACGGGATTCAGGGTTTATCAATATAGAAAACCAAAGAAAGGCGGTTACAAAAAGGAATCAAAAAAAGTTTCTGTTTGGATAAGTACAGTATTTCTTGTTCTTGATCATTCTTTCGATGGTAAAGAACCTTTAGTTTTTGAAACCATGGTATTTTTTGGAAATAGGACAGGGCGTAGAAGTCCATACGAACAGTATCAAGTCAGATGTTCAACATGGGAACAAGCAGTTCAGATGCATAAAGATACAGTAAAACTAATTTCAAATAGACACAGGAAACATTAAAAAATGAAACTACAATTATTACCAGTAATCAATCTAGAATTTAATAGTCTTAATAATGAGGGTGGCTTACTCATAAAAAAAGGTAATTGTGTTGATACGGTTGACAATCTAGAATTGAATAATGTTTCGGTTGAGATTTTAAACAAAATCAAAAAATTTGCAGAAACATATGCCGAAGAAGTAATTGCAGTTAAATTATTTAATTTTAGAGAACAGTTCTATAATATTTTAGAGAAAGAATAATATGATCGATCAGACGAGGATCAAGTTAAAATTCTAGATCTTCTTACAAAACAGATGGAAGTATTAGATGAGTATGTAGAATGAAACCATTTCAAATACATTACGACAAAGATTATGGTATTCACAGAAGAACAGGATGGTCTATCATTTATGACGGAAAAGTAGTTGTAACCGTAGTTCCTTCGTTTTTTAAGGCAATGTATCTTTGGTGGAAAAATGGATAGAAGAGAATTTCTAAAATTACTTGGACTTGGTGCGATAGTCACTGCAACCCCTAAAATCATTTTTGATATGGGGAAGAATTCTAGAATTTATAGAATCGCAGATCTTCCGAGTAAATTTAAAATTTATACAGATCCTCATGCCATAGATGAAAATCAAATACTTATGGGTTACAAAGGAAAAGAAACCACTGATCAGATATTATTGTATTGTCCTTATGTTCCACTACAATTTTATGACCAAGCAGATAAAGACAGATATTTAAACGCATCACCGAATATTGTAGCCACAAGATACGGTAACATTGAAATAAAGAGATCATAAAAAATGTTTTGATTACAAAAATTAACAAAGTTTGTTAATTTTTACACATGAATATCCTTGTGATTTTTTTATTAGGTCCTTAGATGTTTTGTGTAGATTCTGGACACTTAGTTTATTATCTCTACAAAATTGGTGTAAATTAAATACTTCTTTCTTTGTTCCATCTGGATAAGTTACTAACCACCAAGAACTTTCTTTTTGTTTACATGCATCAATAGTATTTTTACTTGGTTTTCTTCCTTTATTTGCAGCAGATATATTTTGTTTGTGTTCTTCTGATAGAGGAATTCCAACTTGATGATGCTTATTGTTTTTGTAATATTCTTTTAACGATTCACTTGTTTTTTGTTTTGCTGATTCGGATCTAAGTCTACCCTTGTTTAAATTACATAATTCTTTTAAATGTTCTGGATTTTTATAATATTTTATTCTAATCGACCGCATTTTTTCTTTTGATTTGTCCGAATGTTTGTGTCCCCACATTCCTTCGCCGCCGAGTGTCATGTTATAACCCCGTTCATTTCTAAAGAAAGAATTATATTGAAGGATATAATACTTTTCTAGAATTCTTGCATTTTCTAATGTATCTGTTTCTACAATTAAAGATATTATAAAATTTTCTTCCCCGTGTTTTCTTATTGCATTATGTAATATATGTGTAGAATTTTTTATTGCGTCTCTTTTATGATACCAGAATCTATTCTCAATGGATCTTTTTGTTAATCCAATGTAAACTTTATTGTTTATTGTGTTTTCAATTTTATATATTTTAAATTTCATTGCTACTCACTTATCATATTTATGTGTACAAAAAAGGGGGATTGATTTCCCCCTTTTTATTGTTACTACAGTCGAATCTAGGTTAGATTTGTGATAGCAAATCTGCGGTAGTATACGTTTGTTTTCCATCCTAGAACTCCATCACCAGCAGATGATGCGAATGGGTTTGCGATCATTCCGTAACGAGTCTTGAAGCCAATTCTTGGTTGGAATGACTTAGGATCAAGAGCTTCGTACATTTCTAATGGAACGTATGGAGCAAAGAAGATACCAGCATCCATTTCAGACGCACCTTTATACCCAACAACAACGTAGTTAGTTGCAGATACAGGAACGTAAGGATCGATGAACACTTTGAATTTACCGTTAAGAACACCAGCAAATGTGCTTCCAGTATCATCGACATTCAAGTCTTCTTTCTTGTCTGAACCAGTATCTAGGAAACCAGCCATTGACAATGCAGATGCAACGTCAGAAGTTGTGATGATGATGTTACCTTTTCCACGTCGTGTTGCTTTTGCGATTGCGTTAGCATCTTTTTCAATTTGGAAAAGAAGCCCTTTGAATCGCTCAACAGACCAACGACCGTTAGAGTCAGTGTCAAGATCGAATGTACCCGGAGTCGTAACACCAGTCTGTGCGCCTTCAACAGCAGCAAAGTAGATAGTACGAGTTACTTCACGGTTCTGTTCGAACAAGATTTCTTGTGAAAGAATATCAGCAAGAATACTTTTTGCTTCAAGACCATGAATTGCTTTAAGATCCTGAGCAAGTTCGTTAGTGAAACCAGCAGCAAGTGCACGTGTTCCAGCAGTTACAGCAATCTTTTCGATTGAGAACGCCATTTCAGCGAAGTCAGGTGCAACTCCGTCACCAAGTGATTCACCTTCGAGTGTAGTCAAAGGACGACCAGTTGTGTAATCAGTGTTTGCAGCTTGAACCGCAGGGTTTGTACCAGCTTGTGCAGGAGTAGCATCAGAAGAGAAGTTTGTGTTCGCTTCATTGAATAGTGCTTCTGTACCAGACTGTGTTGAGTAACGTGATTTCATTGCGAAGATAAGACCAACTGGTCCACTCATCGGTTGAACACCACATACGTCAAATGCCATCATGTTTGGAGCAGCACGTCTAACAAGTGAGATCAGAATTGGATCTACACCGGCCATTTTGCTATTTCCAGAATAACTAACACCAGCACCAGCTTGGTTAGCATTTACTTCGTTCAAAAGACCGAAAGTACCAGCTTGACCATTCTCGATTGCCTTCTGTTGGTTCTCAAGAAGAACGGCAGTTACTTCTCGTCTTGTTGATTCCTTGATTTTAGGAAGTTTGTCGTGATCGAGGACTTTACCCCATTTCTTCACAACTTCTGTTTTGTTAATTAACATTTTATTTTTGTCTCCTTAATTGTTTGAAACTTTATATGTTTATTTATAAAATATGATTATTTCACTGAATCCGAGATTGCTTTTGCATAAGCATCAACTTTTGCATCAACAACAACTTCTTTTTCAAAACCACCGACCTGATCAACTACTCCTTCGTGCAAGTGTTTTGCAGTCGGTTTAGATGCTTGAGAAAAATATGCTTCTTTGATTACAGAAACTTTCTTTGCGAAAGTGTCAGAATCAACGAATTCTACTTTTTCAACGAGGGTTTTGAATTTTTCTTTTTGGTTTTCTGAAAGATCTTTAGATGATTCTTCAAGAACTTGTGCACGTCTTACAGAATGTAATTCGCTTCTAACTCTTGCAGATTCAGCAATTTCTTTAGAACGTGATTCTTCAAGTTTACGAATAGTATCGGCTTGAATATCCAAAAGATTTCTTTTTGCACTTGGTATTTCTACATAGTGATTCTCGAAAAGTCCTTTAAGACCATCAAGGAACTTAGTAGTTTCTTCTTCAACTAATGTTGATCCAATTGCAATTTCATTTTCCACAAGCCATTCATTTGCAACATAATCAAGATACTTATCCAATTTCTTGGCAAGTTTCTTATCGCTTGCTTCTTTAAGTGCAGCAACCTTTGCTTTGTACTTTGCTTGAATCTTACTTACTCTCTTATCGGCAGTTGCTTTAACAGCAGATTCGAAAATAGTAGTGGCTTTTGCTTTGAAAGATTCAGAAAGATTTTTGCCCTTTAAAAGTGCAGAAACGTGTTCTTCAATTTCTTTCTTCTCTTCTTCTTTATCTTCTTCAGACTCTTCTAGATCTTTTTCGTCTTCTTCCTCAAGATCTTCTTCGTCTTCAGATTCTTTGAGTTTTCCGTCTTCGTCGTCTTTGTCCAATTCAGACTCTTTTAACTTCTCGTCTTCATCTTCGCCTTCTTTAAGATCGTCTTCGTCTTCGTCGTCAGACTCTTTAAGATCTTCATCTTCGCCTTCCTTAAGATCTTCGTCCTCACCTTCTTTAAGATCCTCATCGTCTCCTTCAGAAAGTTTTTCAACTTTGTCTTGGTTTTCGGCAGGAATTATATCTCCGTCAGCAGCGATAGGTGAAGCATCATCGAGAGACGCATCCTCTTCCACTTCTTTCTTAGGAAGTTCGGCTTCCATCTCTTTAAGTTTCTTCTTCATTATTTCTCCTTGGTTGTGAAATCTAGATAAACTGATCTATATGTTTATTTAGACAATTTTAGTTTTTTAAAAAAATCTTCGAATAATTTGAGTGCAATTGCCTCGGCTTGTTTAGAATTAGAGGAATGAATTCTAGATTTTGCAGCAGCGATCTGTTTTTCTTTGAAAACCCCGTTGCACATAACCCACTCTTTTCCTTCTAAAATGCCATTAACAAAGGCATCTGGTGCAGACGGATCCGCAACAATATCTACAGTAGACAAATAGAAGTCATCCTGAACTACATCGTATCCATTCTTATTGATGAGATTCCCAAGACCACGTGAAGAAACACCCAAAACAATTCCTTCTTCAAGAAATGTTTTAACGATCTTTCCGCATGGTGTGTCTAATACCTTTGCTTTACCGTAGAAATCATCACCAGTTTGTTTAATCTCTTTGATCTGGTGAGAAACTTTATCAAGGTTTATTCCTGCACTTTCAGGATGGTTTAATTCACCAAGTGCACGACCGGCGTTAATACATTCTTTGATGTATCTATCCACTTCTTTTTGTAGAATTTCTACAGGATAAATTCTACCGTTTTTATTCGGCTTGTTACCTTGTAGAAAGATTCCTTCGATGAAGTAATCCTTTTTACCTTTGTTATCTTCGACCAAGAATTTTACGTCTTGAATCTCTTCTCTGATTAGTTTCATTTATTTTTTATTTAAAATTTTGTTTAAAACTTGTTTTCGAAGTTCTGCAACCTTTGCAACAGCTTTTGCATGTAGAACTTTATTAATAGAATCCTTTAGTTTCCCAAGGTTTCCAGCACGTAGATGTTTAACTGCTTCTAATGTAGACATATTATTTCTTTCCTTTTTTAGATTTACTTTCGTTTGCACAAGATGACTCACAATCTGAAGAACAATCTTCACATGGAATGAAAACATTTTGATTTTCAACTTCTATAAGTCTTTCTTTGCTTGCAGCACCTTCAACCAATGCAGGTTCAGTTAAGACATTTTTCTTAACAACTTCTTTAAGGTATGGAACTCCGTTTGCACCGTATCTAACTGTCATGTTTATTCATCCTCATTTTTATTTTTAAATTCTATAGTTACTTTTTGACCTTCGCTCTCTTGTGATCCGTCGGGTAAAATTCCATTGGAAGAAATACCACTGTCTTTATTTATAGAATTTGTAGAATTGCCGATTTGATCAGGGGATTTACCGAAAGGATTGTTTTCATCCTTATAACCTTCGGTATCGTCTATTTCTCCTTCGGCCTTCTCTGCTTCAATTTCTTCGTCGATTTCCTCGATATCATCTTCTGTCTGCTTCAATACGTTCTTTCGTATCCACAATTTAGAGAAGTATTCACCACGGTGTTCTTTAATCTGATCGAGGTTATTAAGTCTTTCTCGTAGAATTTCAGAGTCTTTCAATTCTTGGAAAAACGAATCAGATGCAAATTCATAGAAAATGTCATTTCTAACGGATTCCCATTCCTCAATTTTTAGAATTCCTTTAAGTGCAAGGTTTTTGGAAAGAATCTCGTCGAATAGAAGGGAGAACTTGTTTCTAAGCCTATCGATGAATTTGGCGAAATTTACCTCATCCCTTGAGATTTCAGAGGCACGACCAAGGGTAAACCCGTTATCCGATTCTAGACGTGATACAGGGACGTTTAATGCCCTTAAAACCTGTTTCTTGAAGTAGTTGATATCTTCTATATCCCCAAGGTTTTGACCGCCGGGAAGAGTCGTTATCTCGGTTCCTGTGCTTCCTTCCTGTCTCGGTATCCAGAAGTCTTCCATCATCGAAACATATCGTCTGTCATCGTCTACTTCCCCGGTTTGTGAGTTGTAAACAATTTTAGACCTAAAGTTCGACATCACCATGTTTAGGTATTCTTGTGCCTTGGATACAGGGAGGTTTCCGGTATCAACATAAAAAATCCTTCGTTCTGGTGCACGTGAAATTCTATAAATTACAATTGCGTCTTCAATCATTCTTAACTGATTGACCGGTCTGATTGCTTTATGAAGGAAAGAAACGATAAATCTAGAAGTCTCATCAACTAATCCAGAGTGTGCATAAACAACGGCATCTTTATTGATTCTGATACCCTGAACGAATTCAGGATCGTTCATATAACCACGGGGAGAATAAACAAAGTATTCTTGTTCTACTGTGATAAGGTCAGCACCGGTTTGTGTATCTCTAGATTTTTGAACCTGTCGTACTTTACGAATCTGTCTAGGATCGATGTATTTTAATTCTACAATTCCTTTTCTGTCGTTTCCTTCTTCTGTAACAGCATGGTAATAAATCTTACCGTCGATGTACCAAGTTCTAAAAATATCGTGACCCATATTTCTATAGTCTAGAAGTCTTAGAACGTTTTTGAATTCTTCTCGAATTCTTTTTTTGATTGTGTGTGGAACAAGTTCGTTGGGAACATTATCCAAATTGATTGTAACAGGATCGCCGTCGTCTAGAATTATTGCGTCGTTTGCAATATGATTGATTGCTTCGTCTGTTTCTGGTTGTGTTGCAAGTTGTCGATAACGAGTGATTAAGTCGTATTCAGACGTATAAGAAACGTTTTGATTTTGGTTTTGATATTGGAGTAATCCACCGGCACCAAATGCACCCGATTCTACAGTAAGTGCGCCGTCAATATTCTGAGGTGCAACAAAACTTTCACGTTTCTGTGCTTTTTGTTTTACGGTCTCTTTTCGCTTGAGCGAAATACCAAATAAATTATTCCAAAATGCCATATCAAAATCTTTCTGTGTGAGTAATAAAAAAGTCTAGGTTTCCGTTATATTTAGTGGGAAAACCTAGACTTTATTTGTTAAGCAATTCTAGAATTAGGCACCGATAGTACGTGCGATTCCAGTTGCATCAAGTTCAGAAAGTCTCCAAAAGTCATATTCGAAAGTAACTTGGTACTCTTCGATCTGATCAGTTGATTCCCAAGACAATTCTACAGGTGCGATAACAGAAGGATAAATTCCGTCGAATGTGTACTGTCGAATTGCTCTACCATCTTTTCCGTACTGTGTTACAGTTGCGTTTACGTTCTTGTATGCAAGTGTTGGAGAAAGAGTGTTTAGGTTTGATTCTTTACCGTTAATTGCTTCATGCCATCTTTCAAGTGCAGAACGAACAACGAAATCCTCGTCTTGCATGATTGTTACTGTCCATGGTTCGAATGTTCGATCTCCTGCAATCTTTACCTTACGACCTTTAAATGGAAGATCGATGTTTCCGATTGTAGAACCCGGCAATTGAGCAGCCTTACAAGAGAATGTAAGTTTCTGATCGCCAGAACCATCTACAGGGTTAGTGATATAAACGTCGAACAAGGTAGGACGTGCGCCACCTTGTGACATATTTGATCTGAAGTCTGAAATGTTGAATGTCATTGAATTATTTCCTTAAGTTAAAAACTGTCTTTGTTATATATTTATAGAAGGGGGATTTTTTAGATCCCCCGACTTTTTAATTAGATAGTTCCAACGATTTCAGCGAAGTCAGCACCAGTTCTTGTTGCAACAAAGTTGAGTTGGATGAAGTTGATAGAACGTGCAGGTTTGATGTATATATCAGCCCTGAATTCGTTTCTGTCGATCACTTCTTGTGTGTTGTTTGATTCGTCACAAACTACACGGAAGTCATAAACACCACGTCTTCCCTTAACATCTCTCAAGTATGGTTCAACCAAGTTTTTGAATGATGCTCTTGTGAATGCATCGTTCAATTCAAATAAGCTATACTTAGCAGCCTTAGAAATAGATTTTTCCAAAACGATGAACAATCTACGAACGTTGATTCTGTCAAATGCACTTGGCTTGCTTAAAAGTGTTTTATCACCATGAAGCACAGTTCCTTGACCCGGAAATGAAACAACTGGATTAACACCATTTAGGTACAAATCATCTCGTGCAGCTTTGCCCGGATTGTATGCAAGTTTAAGAACGTTCTTGATTCCACCACGGTTTAGACCAGCAGGAGAGAACCAAGCATCTGCAATAGAATCAGTACGTACACAAAGACCAGCAGTATCACCGTTAAGTGGTACCCATCGATTTACGTCATTGTATTTGTCATACTGTTGTTTCCAACCAGAATCCATAAATGCGTAAGAAGATGATGGAAGTGTGTTTCTGAACTGAATAATATCCTTAGACTCATTTCCTTGGTTACTAACAACGTCAGCAAATTCAGGAGAAAGTAATGCAATACAATCTTTTCTTACTTCACAGATAGAAGAGATAATGTATGTCGCAGTTGCAGTTGGTGAATCCGCACCCATGATAAGTGCAATATCAACGTTTTCAGCATCTTTGAAAAAATCATATCCACGAATAAAATCAGCAGATGAAGGAACGTTACCATCGGCACCACCAAGAAGTGATTTAGAATCAGGCTTGTTTACGGCAGTGAAGGTTAAACCAGAAGAACATTGTGATCCCCAGTTTGAACCAGCAGGAAGATGATCCATCCATCGGACGTACTGTGAATTTCTATTTACAACATCAACGTAGTAATTAGAAGTTCCGTCTGAAAGTTTTGCATCCGCAGCTTTAGAAACAAATGCATATTTTTCTAGAACAGTTCCAGCAACACCAGTAAACTTACCAAGTGAATCAACAATTACGATATGCATTTCATCGTTCGATGTTGAACGGTTAGAAGCATATGTAGAAGTAGAAGGAGCAATACCAACTGAATCAGCATATTCCCACTTGATTGTACCAACGTTTGCAGTTAAATCAGCCGTGAATGCAGATGCAAGAGACGCTCTGATATAAGGTTTAATTGTAGTTGTGAAGTTTGTTGTAAATGCAGCGTTCAATGTTGCAGTTGAGTTTGTAAGAACAGCAACAACCCATCGAAGTTCACCACCGTGTTCAATAACATCACCAACTTGCATTGTTGATAAAAGGGTTGTACCAGCAGTAATTGCAGTACCAGTTGCAGTGATTGATTCTGTGTTACCAGTTGCAAGAGCAGAAATCTGTCTCGTTAAACCAGCAGAAGAAGTAAGAACAGATCCGACTTCTAGAATTGCAGAAAGACCGGCAACAGTTGTTACACCAGAAACAGAAACCAAACGTGCACCAAGAGTTGTCATGGTTGCAGCTTGTGAGTATGCAGTCGCAGAAGGACATGAACTTACACGAAGACCGTTTCCAATTGAACCAGCATGTTTTGCAGCCCAAAGACCGACCGAAGCTTGACCAGCAGAATACTGTGCATCGTAATGATCGTTGTTCTTGATAAGAAGTCCAGCAGCATCATATGTTGCGTTTTTTGCGTTTGCTTCATCTGCAATACGAACAAGTCTTAATTTGTTTCCATATGAAAGGAAGTTTGCAGCAGTGTAAAAATATACGTAAGTATTGTTATCCGGCTTACCGAAATACTTTACTAATTGATCTTCATTCTCTACTAAAGAAATTGTGTTTAATGGTCCCCACTGAAATCTACCTGATAACCCACCGTCAGTTGTAGAAACTGAAGGTACTACGGTTGTCAAATCAATTTCAGAGACGTTCACTCCGGGACTTACATTTGTTGGCATTTTTGTCTCCTATATCTAATTATTTTCAAGAAAAACTCTGTAAAATTTGATCTATGGGATTTTTATACCCATGTTCATAGTTGTATTTATAAAATCGAGAACCTTCAGTTTTTGGAAAACATATTCCAAGGAAGGGACACTTTGTTCCAAATAAGATTGTTTTTCTTATCTATTATCTGATTTTCGCCGGTAGGAGTTTCTTTCGTCTGTAGTATGGGAACAAAGACCTTTTCCTTTTCCTGTTCTAATTCTAGAATTTCCTGCAAATTCTTATTTGAAATGTTTTTTATAAAATCTTGGGTAGTCAACCAACCGAACAGAACTAGACCCATAACTAAGTCATCCGTACAACCAGCCTCGGCAGCATAACTTCCACGAGTAGGGACGAACCTTGTTAATTCTTCGATTGTTTCACAGTCCTCTATATGTAGTGCACCCTTTTCAACTAGAACTTTTAGAGTTGCACACCCTATATTTTTTGTGTTCTTGGTAGTCTTGACACCACGTTTACTTTTCTTTTTCTTAAATCCTAGAGAAACTTTTTGCTTGTGTGCTTCTGTAGAAGTATGAATCACATTCATGTATTCTTCTTGGAGGTACAGAAGATCTACAACTTGGTTTCCAACACCGTTTGTTTCGACGAGAATATATGCCTCGTTGTAATAGTATCCAACCTTTGCGAGTCTAGATGGATAGGATAGTGGAGAAATCTCATTATCTTTAAATGTTGCAACTTGCCGATATGGAGTTACAGATATATCAATAACAGAAAACGCAGAAGAATCTTTTTTAAGTCCTTCGGATACGTCTGCAATAATCACATATTGATGCTCATCTATAGGACGTTGATACACCTTTAATTTTTCTTGTTCTTCAAGTGGTGCAATAAATTTTAGATTTTGTAGATGTACTGTAGAAATAAGTGTATTAGAAACAGAAAGAAAACTTCCACCGTGTTCTTGTTCGAATGCTTCAAGAGATCCTAAGTTTCTTATTTCTTGTTCTTTCCACTTGTCATCTTTCCAAGGAACGTTGTACCAGAATGCTTCGAATGTTTTAAAATCAGATCTTCCTTCTAATGCGTCATACCACATTTTCCAGAATAGATTCATTCCCTTTGGTGTTGATACGATGAATACCTGTGTAGTTTTACCCGAAGAAATTGTAGGATAAACAGACGTAAAGAAATCTTCTGCAATATTTTTTGGAACGAATGCAAACTCGTCAAGTAGAATTGTTGTATACGATCCACCACGTGCAGCAGATGATCCGGTTGCAGCAGCAAGAACTTTAGAATTGTTTTCTAATTCTATACTTCTTTTGTTCCATTCTCTTACACCTTGTTGTAACCATTTTGGTAAATGTTCGTATGCAAGTTTTAGACGTGATAGAATTTCTTGTGCGGTTGATGCCTTGTTTGCAAGAATTGCAACACTCTGATCTGATTTAAATAGAATTTTCCAAAGAATGTACATTACAGTACATGTAGATTTTCCGATCTGTCGTGAACACTTTGTGATCACAAATCGGTTATCCTTAAACATCTGAATCATTTCTTTTTGAAATGGATACAGATCGAGATCGATAAGACCTCTATCAACGTTTACAATTTTTACATAATTTAAAATAAAATAAATCGGATCTTCAGAACATCTTACATATTCCTGAATCTGTTCAGGAGTAAATTGTATCTGTACACCCTCTGCTTTTAAGTTATTGTTGTTAAGATAAGACCTCATTCGTTTTTCTACGAACTTGGTTGCTCTTGTTACTAAATTCATTTTTTGGTATCACGTATTAATTGAGAGAGTTGTTCCGTTGAACCAACGAAGAAATTATTTTGCTGATTGAGAGTAGTTGGTGTCGTATCCCCATTACCACCAGGTGTTTCTTCTTTAATCTCTTTTAAGTCTTTGTGTAGTTTTACAAGTGCTTGGCCACCCTTAACCATAGAATCAATTGTTTTTGTAAGCACATCGAATGCCTGTGCAGAATTACTTTCTTTTGCAAGTTCTATAAGGTGTTCGGCACTTTCTTTTGCAATATCCATTGCATCACGAATTCTAGACTTTGCCGTGTTGAAATCTTTATCTACGTCTGGTGCAGGTGTGGCAGATTCAACGACAGTCACAACCGCCGGTTTAGGTTTATCGATAACCATTTCATTCACTGTTTTATCGTCAACGATAGGTGCAGCAAAGGAATCGTTTAAAATTTCATCAAAGTCTTTTTGATTCATACTGTATATATTTATGGAATATCGATATCTGTACCGGTTTCGGGATCGTATTTCTTACCATCGTCGAAAGTCTCGGTTACTTCATCGAATCCATAATCGTCTGTAGGCAGTGCATCTACAGGATCAGGGGTAACAGTATCTCTAGAAATTCTAGGCGTTTTTGCCATTGATTCGGCAGTTATATCACCCTTTGGAATACCAGTATCAACAGACGCTTTGGTGATAACTTTCTCGTCTACAATCGGACCATACAATGCAATCTTCATTGTGAATTGAAGTGTCCAGATGAATGCACGTTGTGACATAAAGTCGGATGCATATTCATCATTTAAGTTTACGGATTTTAGAATAACTGGAACATCATCGTTTAATCCTAATTCCGGAATCATGTGAACGGTGACTGTAAATTCAGGTGTAAAGAATGGTAGAATCTGTTCTAGAATTCTAGATCCGTCTTCTGCATTTCTTGTCATTATGTTTAGTTCAAAATCTACATCATACGGGACACTGTTGTATTGTGTTTTTTGGACATCATTTGTTCCACCAAGACTTTTGTTTCTAATTTTAGATGCAAGTTTTCGATCACCAGCATAATTGAATTGTGTAATTTGAAAAGATATTCTCGGAAGAGTAATTGCAACCGGTTTATTCAATGTCGGATCGGATTCTTGTCGAACAAGGTATCTTTCTTTTGGACCATAGGACAAAGGAATTTTAATTCTCTTTTGTTCTACACCATTTGAATCAGTACGAAGTATAGAAATGTTATCAAACAAACGACCAAAACAAACGACCGCTTTTCTAATGGTACCATGATAGAACGGACTGTGACCAAGCATTATAGTTCCTCGTATAAAAACTTATATCCAGTATATATTCCACGAACTAAGGTTTTTCTTTCTCTACACGCAACTCTTGCATATCCATAAGAAATATCGGGATTTACATCGCACCATTTTTTCAAACACTTGCCAGAAAAATGAACATTTCCAAAAGGATCTATTATAGTAAAACATTTGTCGTGTTTACCTTGAAAATGTTTTGTGCATTTTTTCTTATGATCTTCGGAAAGTTTTTTTTGACTGTGTGATATGGAAAGATTGTTTTTGTGTTCTTCCGACAATCTTCTACCTTTTAATGAATTTGAAATATTAAGTTTTCTTTCTGTAGTATATTTTTTACCGAGGTGAGTCTTTGCGATTTTTTTTCTACTTTCTTCGCACAATACAGAACTATTACCTCCTTCTTTTAAATTATAACCAAAATCTTTATTCATCGAGTTATAAAATGAAATCCAATATATTTCTTTTTTGTTCAGATCTTCTTTTGTAACGGCAGAATCTATTTGTACAATATCAAAATTTTCTTTCCCGTATTTTTCGATTGCACGATGAATCGCAAACTTTTGATATTTTTCATTTAAGTGTGTTTTAAATCTCGATGATAATGATTTAATGGTTTGCCCAATATAAACTTTTCCGTTGATTTTATTAGTAATCTTATAAATTATCATAAATCCTCGGAAAACGGATTATCTTCAGAGAAATCAATACTTGCGTTTGCTTCTGTGTTGATCTGTTTAGAATTATCTAGTGTGTCGAATAGATTAATTCTTTCATCAACAGTTGTTAATGTGTTTATAATTGTTCCATCTGTTGTTGCACCAGCTTTGAATTCGCCAAAAATAGTTTTTACAATTGCTTTGTGGTTTGCATAAGAAACAACCGTTGCACGTGCAGTTGCAGCATTAAGACTTGCACCTTGATAGATTACAGAATCTACTGTAAATGCAGTTGATGGAGATTGAAAACTTAATTCTATAGTAGATTCAAACATTGCAGGAATTGAATCAATTTCTTCGATACCAGTTGAAAAATCTTCATGTGAAAATTGATATGCTTCACACTTTAATTCATACACGTATAGTTCGCCGTTTTGATAAAATACGGATTGATTCTCTACAAATTTAACTTCGAATAGTCCACTGTTGAAAGGAAAGAATATTAAATCTCCTTCCATTGGTCTATTCCGCACATCTTCTAGAACTTCTTCGAATCTGGTTTTAGATACCGTGAGTGTTACCTGATCTCTAATTTCTAAACCAAACTTCGAAAGGAAGTCTTTATCACCATCAAATCCATTAACAGATTTAAGGTACATTTCTATTTCAAAATATTTTGAGAACTTGGAAAGAACGTCTTCACCATAGATCAAATCTAACTTACGATGTTCACGTGGTAGGTAATAGTAATCTCTTCCATGAATCTGGATTGCTTCAATATTCAATTGATTGATAAGACTCTGTTCAGATGAACGATTGAACTTATTAAAGAAGCGATTAACGACCATTATTACCCCATTATAAACATGCAAGGCAATTGATATTTCTTTTTCAAATCCTCTTCTAATTGTGCGATCTCTTCTTTTGCTTCCTGTAGAATTCCTGCACCGTTCAGTGTGTTACCACCCGGCAATTCTATATTGTTGTACTTAATAAGATTTTGACCCCACTGATATTTTAATTGTGCGGTTGTATACTTCAAAAGAAATTCTTCTTCGTAGAATCTTGGGTAATCAGCAGGATCTAAAGTTGCAGTACATTCAAAACAAATAGTTTGTCCCGGTGTAAACTGTTGCCAGTTAGTCATTACTGTTAATTTATTTGCAGTACGTTTATGTTCAAGTGGTTTCATTCCATTGAAAGTAAACTGTAGAAGTGCAATGTGTTGTTGATACATGTGATAAGACACGAGGTCTAATCCTAGAAGTCTTGGAAATGCGGTCAATGCAAACTGATAGTTCACATCAAAAATGTTTCCCTTCATTGTTTGTTCGGCAGCAATTCTATGAACAGATAGAATTCTATTAGGCAGTGTGATATATCCATTATCCATATCACCAATTGTTACCGCATTAGATGCAGCAAGTGTGCCGGTCAAGTTAGAAGTATCTGTTGTGAATGCTTCATTGTCTTGAAATGTACCAGTTACGTACCGAACTTGTACCGAAAGATTGTCGGTTGCTTTGTTTATGATTCTTGCTTTTGCACCAGAGGTTGTTCCGGTAATAATTTCATTATCGGCGAATGTACCGGTAACAGCAGAAGCAAAACGAATAACAGAAGCGGTTATAGTGTGTGCAAAAATGATACGTTCAGATCCATCATAGTGATATTCCTGCATCTTTTTAATTGCAGTATCAACCCGATTTTCAATCTGTTCAGGAGTAACATTCACCTGAATAAGAGGTTCACCTAGTTGTTGTAAACAATAATCAATTAGTTCTTCTCTATTTGTTGGTATCATCTTGTGTTGCCTGTTTAGTGGTATTTATTGCACCAGATGCACCCAACATATTAAAACTGGATGAGATACCAAAGATTGCAGCAAGTGCAACCAATTCTAGAACTAAAAGAAACACCATTGATCCGAGGTACATGGACATTGGTATTTGTTTTTTACCTAGTGCAACGTTAAGTAATTCTTTATTAGTTTCCGCAGAATCTTTTAATGATCCGGCGATACTCTTGGTGTTTTCTGCAAGCATCTTATGTGCCACAAGACTTTGTTCCAATATTGTATCTAATTTTATCGAATCCTTTTCGGTTCTGTGATCGATACGCTGTAAAATTATAATCGAGTTTTTTACATCTTGATGTAACTTCTCAACCGCATCGACTTCTTTTGGGTTTTCTTCTGGTATATCTGTCATTGTCTTTTGAATATAGAATTTTGATAAGTCTCTTTTTATTTATTAAAACAAAAAGAGACTTTTTATTAATTCTTACTCAAAAACATCTGTCTGTGCAGACTCTTTTGCAGCAGAAACCGCAATTCTTTCCTTATATTCCCGAACCACGTTACGAATATAATTTTTAACGTGATATTCTACAAAATCTTCGCCGTTATCAAACATCGGGGAAGAAGTCTTTACGCCGTCCTGATCTTCTGATTCGACCAGTGGCATTGAATAACTTCCCAAAAATGCAGATTCAATCTCGCCTTTTGTAATAGAATCTTTTACCGTTACGGTAACTAGTGTTACTTCATCTGATTGTTTCTTTTTTGCCATTTATTATCCTTGTGCTTCTGTTTGTCCTTCAGTTGCTTTTGCAACAGCATCTCTCTGTGCAGTCATTTCAGCAACAATTGCATTATTTACTTGTACCAATGCTTCTCGAATATTCATCGCAACATCGGCTTGCTTACCTTTGATTTCCAATTCTCCAAATGCGTTGAAAACATTTGCAAGAGTTTGGTTACATTCCTGAAGTGTAAGTGGGCGTTGATTCATAATAATTTCCTTTATATTAATAATTAAGAGTTAAACTCAAATGTATATATGTGACTAAATTAACTAACAATCCAGTTGGTTGCATCAATTCTAGTGAAAACCTTATATTGGTTTTGTGACATTGTGAAAGATCCACCGACACCGTTAATGTTATGTCCAGAAGGTACGTATATTTTTATGTTGTTTGCGTTTCCACTTGCAACAGTAATCGCCATACCTATTGGTGCAGTCCAGAATTTTACACCTGTATTTGCAGCACCGGCAGTCACATAGTTAATAACTTTTGTTAATTGGTATGCATCTGTTACGGTTGTTCCGGTTGCAGTGATTGCAGCCTCGACACTATCAACAACAGCAGTTTGTGTTTTTTGGAACACAATGTTTCCACCGTTTGATGAATCGTTTACAAGATCTCCACCGTACTGAACAATCCAACGTGTAAGGTTGTGTGTGTTCATGTAAATGTCGGCAGTTGAAATATCACCAGCTTCTAGAAGTAATCTACCACCAACAGCAGTATATTCATTACCATAAGTGATAACCCTTGCACCTCTATCGCTTGTCGGACCACCGCCACCAGTCAAAGTCATTGCTTTGTTGTCGGCACCGTCGGAAGAGTTTGTTTTGATCGTTCCACCAGCAGATGTTGCGAAGATCATTTCACCGTTATTTGTGATTAAGAATACATCACCAGATGAATTGAAAAGTACTTGTCCACCAAAGTAGAAGTTGACACCTGCACTTGTTACAAGATTTAAATGTCCACTTCCTGTTTCGTTACCGTTTAATTCTATATAAGAACCACGAGTTGCAGATGCAGCACCACCACCACAAAGTGTTAGTTTTTGGTTATCCGAACCATCTGAAGTATTTGTACGGATTGTGTTGTTCGTAGTTGCAATGAAAACCAATTCACCATTTCTGTTTACACGGAAAGTTTCATTCGCACCATTATAGAAAGATATACCGTTTGTTGCAGTTGCACCGGCAGAACAAAGAAGCATTTCGCCATCACTTCCAAGAGCAATTGCAGTTTTGAAAGATGCGCTGTTGAAGAACACAATCTTATCTGCAACACTTGTTGTGTTTACAGCAGATGGAGCACCCCAACCTTGGTTATTGAAAATTATAGAAGTTTTGTTAGATGATGTTGCAGTACCAGTAACACCAAGAACAATATAATCACCTGTTGTAAGTGCAGTTTGTGATGTTGCAACGGCATGATCGCTTCCTAACGCAAGTCTTCCTACTGTATCAAGTGCCATGTTCAGATTTCCGGCACCGGCATTGTTTAGATACCAACGGAATTTTGCAACAACGTTACCGACAGTTTGGAACCACATTCCAGATGTAGAATCAATTCCAATTGCAGATTTTGTATTTGCGCTTTGGTTATAAAATACAATCTTATCACCGTCAGCCAAAGAACCTACAGAAGCAGGAGCACTCCATCCGTTGTTGTTGAACACGATTGCGGTTCTTACGGTTCCAGAAGGAGATGCACCACCCGGACCAAGAACAAGATAATCACTTGATGCAAGTGCAACCTGTGAAGTTGATCCAGCAAAAGTATTTCCTATTGCAAGACGAGCAGGATAATTTAATTCAGTTGCGTCACTGTAGTATTGGTTAGTTGCATACTTATAGAAAGTGATAGAAGTATTACCAAGTAACGTGAATGCAGCGTTTAATCCTAAACTGTCAATCGTTCCACCAGAATGTGGGAAAATCTTTGCAGCATTTGCGGTTCTGTTTACAATTCTAATTTCAGAGAAGCCAACCGGAATTGTACTCGCAAGAACAAATGCATCGGCAGAACCAACCGTTACCGTAGTTAATTCGTTGTATACGTTTGTTATAGAAGTTGCACCAGCTTGAACCGTACCAGTTCCACTCAATCCAGTTGAAACAGGTCTAACAACACCACTACCAGCTTTTGCGAAAACTAAGTTGTTTCCGTTTGTTGCGTTCTGTGTAATGTTTCCGGAGTTATCGAAGTTCCACATTGCAGCAGTAGAACTGTTATTAAGTTGGATACTTGCAGACGCATGGTTTAAGTTTAAATTTATGATCCCAGAAGAAACGTTACCGCCATTTAGGTTTACAGATCCACCACCACTTGCCTCGTTTCCTGCAAGTGCTAAAACAGCACCACGGGATGCGGTTGAGTTTCCTCCACCACATACGTTTAAGATATAAGTATCCGATCCGTCAGATGTTTCAGCTAAAATATATGAAGCTGAAGTTTGGAAATATAGAGTTGAATTGGATGAATATGGAATCTTCCACTTGTTTGCACCAAGAGTACCAAATTGAATATCACCGCCAGAAACGTTTCCGGCAAACAATTCTAGTTTTCCGGGACTTGCAGCCTCGTTTCCGTTAAGGTTAATTAACGCACCTCTGTTAGTAGAGTTTACACCACCACCGCCAGACAACATTAAGATTTTATTATCGGTTCCATCGGATGTTCCCATTCGAAGACCGGTTCCGCTTACGTTGAAAACAATATCACTACCACTTGTTCCATCCTGTACAATTGTTCCATCAATGAAATGTGACCAGAGAGTCGCAGTGTTATTTCTTATGCGGAATGCAGTTGATGTTCCTTGTAGTCTAACATCACAATGTGCCGTGGTGTTTACACTACCACACATTAATTCTATACTTCCCGTACCGCCGCTTTCATTACCAGTGACCGTAATCGATGCACCACGAGAAGGACCATTTGCGCCACCACCATTTATCTGGATTGCGCCGTTATCGGATGCGTCAGCCGTACCTTGTCGGATAACACCAACCGCTTTATTGAAAACAACATCACCGCCGTTTGTTCCATCTTGGTTGAAAGTACCAGAAGAATTTATTGTCCATCTAGACAATGCGTTTGCTTGAAAATCTATTAAAGCAGTACTGTTTTGAGTTTGTAGAATTATGTGTCCGGTTGTAGTTGCACCACCAACAATAGAAACACCACCACCAGTTGTAGTGTATTCATTTCCATATACAGAAACCTTAGCACCTCTAGAATTTGAGGTTCCACCACCACCAGCAATTGTTATAGATTTATTGTCTGTTGTATCAGATGTATTTTGTCTAATGATACCATCGGTTAATCCAAATATTATGTCGGATCCACTTGTGCCATCTTGTTCTAAAGTACCACCAGATCTAAAAGACCACTGTGCATTAAAACTTCCGTCACAGAAGGTTACTCCATTCTGAATAGTTCCGATGAAAATTCTACCGCCGGTTACGTTTCCGGCAAAAAGTCTAAGTTGTCCGGTATTAGCATGTTCATTACCATGCATAATGATGTTTGCACCACGAGATGTTGCAACACCACCACCGCCAGATAAAGAAAGTGCATTTGAATCGGAACCATCAACAGTACCTTGCATGATCGCAGGGTTAGTTCTTGTGAAGATCATGTCTCCACCAGTAGAACTATCTTGAACAAATCTTTGTGCAGAATCTATGTAAAATGCTCTCGAAAGAGTCGCAGATCCATCCGGAGTAGTATAGAATTCCAATCTTCCCGGCATGTCTCCAACACCCGGCGTACCATCGGAATATGCCATGATTGCAGCAGCATCTCTAAAAGTTGCACCATCCGCACCACGAAACACCAATTTTGTAATGTTATCACCAGAGGCAATAATAGTATCCGCAGTGTTATCGGTTTTACGAGTTTTTTGGAAATATACGTAAACACCATTAACATCGTTAGTCGACTGTTGAAAAACAGCTTGAATATTTGTATTGACATCGGATATACAAACTAAGGCAGCTTGTGCTATGTCGGCAGGACGTGTGCTCGCACCCAACAAAATCCCGGCATCTTGTGTCGACAATGCTCTAGGCATGATAAGCCCTTTACCATTTGTCGCATCTTGAAGAAGATTTCCGATTCCAGTTATTCTCCACTTTTCTGCAAGTGTTCCTGCATTAATTGTCCAGAACGTAAGACCACTCACCGTATTTGGTGCAGATGTATAGTTAGCCTCACCAGCAGCAGCAACACGAACAGCCTCGACTAATGTGTTACCACCAAAGTTTTGTTTTGAATAATATTTTAATGCGGATCCGTATCCACCCAACTGATTATTATCTAATCGTAAACCAGTTGTTTCGTTTCCTAAAGTGAATGCAGCGTGTATAGGATCAGAAGGTGTTGTTTTAACACCGATGTACCCACCATTTGTTGGATCTGTAAAGAGGTTTCCGGATGCATCAACAGATGCCCTTGTTATTGCGTTGGTACCGAAAGTAACAATTCCACTTGCATTTCGTGTAAGAATGTTGATATTTGCACCGGCAATGTTACCACTCTGAATATCTACACGACCGGCAAGACCGTTTTCATTACCGGAAATAATTATAACACCACCCCGTGTTTCAGGGTTTGTTGTCGTTGCACCACCACCAGTCAAATACAATGCTTCGTTATCCGCACCATCGGCAGTACTTGCACCAAAGGCATGACTTCCACCCGGTGCAAAAGTTGAACGTCTACCGATATTTCTATTATCAACGTGAGCATTTAGAATTGCATTTGCAGCAGTTAATGAACCACCCGAAACAGTTCCGGCAAGAATTACTTGTACAGGGTTATTTGGAATAATGGATTCGACTGTATATGCAGCAACTTCAAACTCTCGTTTGAGTTTTTCTATATCTGCATTACCAAGTGATGAGGCGGTTAAGGTTGTTGACATTTTTTAGAATTCTATAAATTTATTTCTCAATTATTTATTCTAAAAAATTAAGGAAATACTCTTTCGTATTCACATCTTAATTTTATAGTCCATGCTTCGAGTGTAAAAGGTTGTGAATTTTCTCTTTCTATATCTATCTGATTAGTAGATGCCCAACGAATGATCCCATTCTCTTGTGTCGTTGCATTAGATAATTCTACACGTCCACCAATTAGAACTGATCCGTCGTTATTGAGAGGAAGGGTTACACGAATTCTTTCTCGTGGTGTTCCAGTTAATGTTACAATTGCATGGAGTTTGTATTTAACGACTTCGCCCAATTCTAGATATTTAGATTGAATAACAGTTGGTGCAGGTGAAATTGTCATCCCGTTGAATGTGTTTAATACAGCAGTAAATGCACTGTAAGTTAGTGCAATTTTAGAATTTGTTACAGCATCATCCGCAAGTTTTGCAGTTGTAATAGATCCATCCGGAACAGAGATAGGAGATAAACCATCTACTCTTTCTACACCGTGAATATAAACATCGATTTTTGCAGCATTCGCAGGTGCAGAAACAAAAGTAATGTTTGTTCCAGACACCGAAAAATCTGTAGTAGGTGTTTTTATAACACCATTGACCGCAACAATTGTTGTTGCAGTAATAAGTGGACCATCGGGAGAAGTTGAAAAAACTGTTGTTGATCCATTACCTGTAAAACTTTTGTAAACTGGATCTGTAAGTACACCTTTAGGTACAGACAATTCTCTTCCGAGAAATACAAGAAAAACTTTATCACTTATTAATGGTGCAACAGTGAAAGTAAGTTGATCCGAATTACTTACAGAGTAGTCGAATCCCGGTTCTAGAATTAAACCATTCTTTGCAACCATGATAGAAGCAGTTGCAGCAACCTTAAAACTTAATGTAAAAGTTGTTGTACTACCGTTTCCGACGATTACTTGTTTCTGAAACAATCCATATTTGGGATCTTTTCCAATATATCCAGACATTATGCTAATACCCTTATGATGAAATTCAATACTATGTATGGAATCGTCGTCGAATCAGTTGTTGAAATACTCTGAGACGTTGTTGATCCTGTGCTTGTAATACCCGGAGTTGTTGTTGGGTTTCCTGAACTTCCAGAAACAGAAACAGCAGAGTTACTTGATGCACCCGAAGTTAATCCAGATCCAGTAACAGTTGCAGCACTCATTGAAACGGTGTCAAAGTTATTGTTTCCGTTGTATCCAAAAACGTTTCCGATTGCACCAGATAACGTGTGACCATGATAACCATCAGGATTCACATAAATGTTTGCATAACCAGTAGTAACACCAATCGCAACTTCACTTGCAGCAGATGCAGATACGGTTTTATTTGCAAGGTTAGTTGAATTTGTTATTCCATCATTTCTTGCATAATATGAGTGTGCGTGACCATAATCACCGGCACTGTGACTGTGATATCCGTTACCATCAACAGTTAAATTTCCACCGGAGTGAAAGTGTGCAGGAACAGCATGTGTATGACCCGGCAACGAATGTGTGTGTGAGATATCGTGTGTATGTGCATTTGTTCCGGCATATGTTCCAACCGAATGAACGTGGTTAGGTAATGTTCCGGATACAGAAGCATTGTGTGTATGTGCATAACCGTGAGTATGAACAGGAGATCCAGAAACAACGGTTCCAAGAGTTGTTGCAGGTTGTGCAACAGTTGTAGTTCTTCCAAGAGGAAAAACTTGTTGCAGGTTTGGAAGATTGAAAGTAGTTGAACCATCTCCCGGACCATATGTAGTTCCGATACGTGCAAACAATGCAGCGTATGTACTTCTAGAAACTGCTTGTCCTAAACATTGTAACCAGTTCGCATCCGGAGCACTTGCACCAGAATCCATAATGATTGCGCCAACAGGAGCGTATGAAGTTACATTGTTTTCGAGTGTCGTTACTCGACCACCAAGAACAGAAACATCTATTCCATCTACAGTACCCGGACAAACAATGTTTCCAGCAACATCTAGATTTCCAGAAAGAAAACCATTTTTGAAACGTTTACCGGTTAAACCAAAATCTACAGTGTTTGTTGTTTCTGGTTCAACAGTTGTTGCAGTAAAGACAACAGTATTTGTTCCGTTGATTTCTGTTTTAATTGTAGAGGTGTTAGAAATTACAGTGTGATTAGAAAGATTGTTTCTAATTAAGTTTTGTGATCCTGAAGGTGTGCTCGATCCTCTTAATGACTGATTGTTTGCAAGTAGAATTTTTGCACCTGTTACATTGTCATCTGCAATTTTAGAAGTTACAACGTTACCATCTGCAATTTTAGATGAGATAACAGCATCGTTTGCAATTTTTGCAGAAGTAACAGAGTTATCCGGAACTGTTGCAAGCTGTCCAGCAGAAAGGGAAAGTCTTCTAGAAACAGAAGAGAAACTTAAGTGTTGAACACGAATTTTTGTTGCGTTTGCAGGTGCAACACGGAAAGTAAGAGTTGTACCAGAAACAAAGTAATCTCTAGAATTTGGAAATAATCCGGTATCGTCATCATCTTGTTGAACACCGTTTACTGAAACAATTACACCACGTGATGTAACAGGATCTCGTGTCAAGGTAAATGCAGTTGTGGAACCGTTACCTGTAAATCTTTCTACAAGAAAATCTCTTAAATTATAAGCAAGCGATTCAGCAGTTACAGAGTTTGGAGAAGGAGCATTATTAAAAGTTGCAGATCCACGGTGAATAATATAAATCTGATCTTCTTGTTGAGGAACAAGAGAAAAAGTAATTTGTCTGTTGTAATAAGGACTCGTTCCACCGATTGTATAATCTGTTTCTGGTTGTAGAACTTCCCAAGGACCATCAAATAATCGTGTAATATTTGCAGCAACGTTTGTTTCATTTGCAACAACACTTTTAACAGCAGGATCAAAAACAACAGATGCAGACGCACCATCATATGCAATAGTTAGAATTTTATATGTTCCGTTGTTTGATGCAGTGTTTGCAACCAAAAGTAATTCACCCGGTACACACAATGATAATGCAGTCGCAACACTTGCATTTGATGTTGTCATTGCATTGGAAGAGAAGTTAAAAGAAATAGTAGAAGACCCGGCAACAATTTGGTCAGTTCTATACTGTCTTTTGAACACCATGATGTTACCTTCGTAACCACCCGGCACTTCTTGACTTAAGTTAAAAGTCGTCTGTGGTGGAGCAGGTACAATGTCGTCCCGTGTGTTTTCGGGAAACATTTGTAATGGTGTAAAGTTTCCAATATAAGGTGTATTAGACATCTAGAAAAATTCCTATTAGTTTACGTCTTCGATATAAGAAAGTGTCATATCAGCAGTTGTTGTTATCGATGTCATAACCTGAATTATATCTCCCGGTTGAAGAACAACTTTTCCTTCTGGAAGACCATTAAGTGTTGAACCTTGTGGAAGGTTTACATCTTTTAACCAGTAAATTTGTTTACCTGTTGCAGAATCAGTAAGTCTCACTGTCACATCAACCCCAGATGCAGACTTTGATGCAATAAGAAGGGAGAGTAACAAACAAGTTTTACCAGCAGGACAAGTAAACAAAGTTGTTAAACTTGCCGTGGTATCGTCTTTTACTACTTTTTTATATAATTTAGTTGTTGCTGCCATTTGTTTTTAACTCGTTGCTATTGCTCTCACCCATGCCGACCTAATATCGTCTTCGGTGCTTACTATTAAAGAATTGATTGCCTGTACTAGATCCGCAGTTGACACAGTATTTAGAGTTGTAATATCGCCAACATCTAAACCTATTTTGTTTAGATTCTCTTTTACTTTGGAAAGACTTTCCGATGGTTGAATTTGTGTTGTACTCATTTGTTAGAAACAATCTCTAAAATTTTTTGCATCATTTCTTTCAATTCAGAAACATTTGTTTCTAAATTGGTGATGCGTTTGTCCTTTTCTAAAAGTGCTTGCTTTCGCTTCTTTGCTTCTAGAAAAGAACTCTCGTTTGTATTTATGACCGCATGTGTCTCAACATCTCGAACAAGTCCCGGACAATCCTGAACTTTTTTCAAACTCACCATATTTTTATGTACCCAATCCAATTACCTGTAGATCCTTAACTCTCGGAACATCCGCAGTATTTGTTCCGTCTAGAACTACTTTGACAGAAACAATTGTGTAATCAGGAAGATTATTCACAGTGAAAACATACTCTCTTAAATCGTCTCTGTTTACAGATGCAGGAACCGAAGTATCTAAAGTCGCCTGAACATATGCGAAGTCATCAAAACGACCTTGTTTATCAACCTGTGATATTTTGTAGTACACTTTGATATCACCAGATGAAGGTCTGTATGCACTCATACGAACAAGAAGACCATTTGCAGGTTGTGCAAAAGTTACTCGTCTTGTCATGTACTGAGAAAGACTACTTGAACCAAGTGGAGCAATGTCAGACGTGAATCGGTTATGTAATTTTATAGTGATAGTTCCACCTGTTTCAGTAACAAGTGCTTTATTCACAAATAATTTTAGACGATCCGATCCAAGTGTGGAGTCATACTGAACATCTGTTACCAACATTTGTCCGTTGTTTGCACCGTTCACCGCACCACTTACCGTGATATATTTACCGATTGTTATTTTGCGAAGTGCATCAATCGTGGTTGCATCTGTGTTTACAGATATAAAATTACTGGTTACTGTGAATTTTATATTTGCGTTTGCAGCAACGATTGAGATTTCATCGAATGGTAAGAAATTACTATTCGTAATATCTGAGTTATCGAGTCTATTTCCAATTGCAACAACACTTGTTCTCTTCAAGTCAATCGCAGGAGAGATATTAGGATCCGTTGTTACCATGCTTGCAAGCATGAAGAACGTCTTACTACCACCCGGAATTGTTGCGTTTGTTTCGTTTTGTGCCGAACAAATCATTCTAGGAGTAGAGAATTCTATAGTTTCATTTGGGATATGATCCATATAGGTTGAGTCAACAACATATGGTGTTTCTGTTCCCCACGGAGATCTACTAGAGGTTGTTTTAATTCCATAATTTATAGAAGTCTGAGGTAAAACAAATTGACCGATAATAGACTGCATTGCGTCCATCTGTCTGTTTTGAGTTGCGTTCACCAAAGAACCACCGGCAAAACCGCTTGCATTCGCATTTGTCGTTGCAGTGATTGTATAAGAATCCATGTCGACATCTGTTATCGGCATTGAAATCCCTTGGAATTCAGCCAACGGAATACCATTAAGGACAGCACCCGAAGTAGGGGTAACATTCGTCAAAATGACCCTTGATTGAACCGAAACGGTAGAAGGCATACCATGGTTAGGATGGTACACTCTAATCTTGTTAGAACCCGAAATCGTCTGTAAAGGACTAGATCCAAGAAGACGTTTGAAGCTTAAATCTGTTGTATCGTTTGAAAACGTAACAGAACCAGCCGAATTAGGTATCCACTGTGCTTTGAAGATGTTGAACTTCATGTCTGCTTCCTGATCAGCAGTCCATGTAGAAGCATTCTGTGATTTAAACAAAACACCGGCATATGGTTGTTCTTGAATAGGGATCTGTGTGTTCAACACATTCTGTCCAAGTCTTCCAATCCATACATTATAGTTCACTGAGTTTGCCATCAACACGAAACAATATTCAGTGTTTGGTTGACAATAAACCGGAGAATCAAACACGAAGTTTGTTTCAACAGAGGCATCGGCAGAAGTTGTAACACTTGCAGCAGGGAGAACCACTTGACCAAAAGGAAGGATCTTTTGTCCCGGATACCCGTTCACCATTTCTCTAATCTGTAGAGTTACAGGAATATTCGTATCCTTGGATTGAAAGTAAATTGCAATTCTAGACAAGAACACGCCATTTGGTTCAGTCACTAAGAATGACTGAGCAAGAGGATCAACCCATTTTGTAGAAGTTTCAGCAGAGGTAGAAGAACTTGAAACAGCACGATCTTCAGAAACAGCTTCAGGAACAAGAATTGCATTTCTGATAGAAACAACAGTGTCTTGTTTAATTTCTAGAAGTCCCTGTGCAGAATATTGACCAACACCCATTGTAAAGAAGTTTGGTGAATTATCTACATTATCGATAAGTTTAAATTGTTTCTGTCCTGTTCTGAAGAAAATTCCTTCATCCGGAGAACCTTCAAAACCAGCCTTGATTTTTCCGGGAATTCTAAATGTTGCAGTACATGATCCGGTTGCATCCGTGATAAGTGGTGTTGCACCTGTCAAGATGTTGTTGGATGGATTGTAAGAAACACCAGACGATACATACTTAGAAACCGGGATACCATCGAAGAATGCATACAGTCTTGTATTAGGTTTCAATCCTTTTGCCTGAATCTGTACGTCTCTCATTCTCATGTAAGGAATGTAAGATACATCGACAACCCTTTGTCCAAGACGAAGAGTTTGAATATCAGGAATTACAGTCTGTCTGATACCACTTCTAGATTCGATACCCGTCTTTGTTGTTGTAGTTCTAACAACGGTTGTTTGCTTAAACGGCCACGGTCTATCGTGTTGTGCATTTGGTCGGTTTGGAGAATTTGAATAATCTCTTGTACGAGTTACGTTTCTATCTACAGATTGACCAGTCCAGTTTGTTTGCCACTCACCCCACACTGTACCCATTGCTTCTGCTTGTGCAGCAATTTGTGCATAGTTTCCTTCCTGTTGAATAACAAGGTCTGGAAGAACTTCTGTTTCTTTCCATTCATCATTATCAGGAACTAATTTTATACTTCCAATGAATGTGAAAACCGCATATGGATTGATGTTCATGAAGTTAGATGCAAGAGGTTGTGATGCCATAACAACATCATCTGTTCTTGTGATCATCATCAATTCGCCGTATGAAGTGACGTTCGATATGCTTCCTGTTGGATAAAGTTTTATATTATCCTGATTGAAAGGAGGTCTCATCTCCTTCTGTTGCATGTCGATAGAACATCTGTAATCAGGATTTAATACATCCCCAATTCCATGACCTTCGAAAGAATCAACGATGAATCCGTTTTTGAAACGATCCAATCCATCGGCATCTTTAACTTCGAAATCTTTTGTTTCTTTTTCTAGAAGTGAAAGTGCAGTGTAGTATTCAAGATTTTCTACACGCTTTTCAATTCTACCAATATCACGCATTGTGTAACGTCGGTTATCAACCTTACGTGCAATTAAGCTTTTTGGTGTGAATGTATATGCCTGTGCATCTAAGTTGTACAACAACATAGAATTTTCAGGTGATTCGGGTTCTTTTGGATAAACAGCAGGTGTTCCATACTTAAGAAGGAAGTTACCAGCAGTATCAAGAGAAAGTTTATCTGATCGGTTTAAGTAATACTGATAATCAGCCGTTGTATTATTCGTTGGGAATTCTACAAGTGCACCCGTTGTGTTATCATATGCAGTACCAGCATCGTTGATACGAGGACGGAAATCTAAACAGTTTCTTAGATCGTAAACAAGACCGGATTCAGCAGAGATATAAGTAGGGATATCACCGTAAGGAATCGCATAACTGTTTACAGAAAAATAGTTTTTGTTTGCGTTTGAATGTGAAAAGTAATCAAATTCTACACGAATTCTACCAGTCGGTGCAGGTTGACCCGGTTTCAAAAGAACTCTTCCTAAGTCATAGAAAGAATCTCTTTGACCATTATCAAGATTATATCTAGAAGTAATATCAGGATCACCGGCAAGTGGTGCAGTTGTAAAATCAGCAGCCATTGTGATCTTACGAATCTTATAGATGTCTGCTTTTCCGAGAGACAATTCTGTAAGGTTAGTAACACCAGATGCAGAAGAAACAACAGACGAAACCTGTAGAGTTTTAGATTTTTCTTGTGATGCAGTTGATCCTTTCTTTGTGATCGTTGCAATTACACGAATAACGTCATTGTTGAAATCGGCATGACTGAAAACAATCTGTGCAGTTGTTGGACCAGATGGATTCGCAACAGTTTGACCTGTTTTAGTTATTCCGTTGTAGTTAAAAATTCTACCAATAGGAGCAGCACCACCACCGGATTGTTTTGTGAAAACATAGTTTACATTATTGAATTCTGCAAAGTCTTCATAAACATCTGCAAGGTTAAGAGTAATAACGTCTGAAACGGCAGTAACAGTAAACTCTCTTTGACAAGTGATAATAGTTTTTACAGCATTTGATTCATCACGAATTGTTTTGATAGGAGAATAAGGCAATCTAAAAATTGCTTGTTCCTGTGTTGTACCTTTCAAACTTGCGTACACATAAGAGAAGTTTTTAGATGTAATTGCAACACCGGGATTAGGTGAAACTGTTGCAGCCGTATCAGTAGTAACAGCAGTTACCTTATGATACCCAACAAGAGTTGTTCCATCATATACTTTAATCCAATCGACGTTAGGAATAAGCGCATCCGACTGAAGACTTTGGAAATATGTTCCGACACCAGTTACAACACCGCCGGTTGTAATACTTACAGATCCAGAAAGAGGAAATTCTTCAAGTGCAATATTACATGTGAAGTCATCTAGAAGTGTTGCACCTCTATCCATGTAAATAGATTTAACCTGTTCGAATTTTGCACCATTAATTGTTTTTATATCGAATAAGAACAATTTAAAAATAGCAGCATCCATATCGACTGCAATTGTGCCGGAATCGTATTCAATACCACGAACACGCGCAGTACCAATTTTAGTACCAGAAGAAACACCGTCAGATGCAATTCTCGTATCATACAAGTCAACCGTTGGATAAGTCGTAATATCAGGAAGATTGTTTACATTCTCAACAAGAACATAATTTCCAATCTGTGTTTCAATTGTAGAATTTTTTAGAGTATCAGAAGTTCTAGACTTATTGTAATCAATAAGCTTTCTTGAAATAGTTTCAATCTGATAACCCTTAACATATGCCTTACCTTTATCGAGGCAAAGTACAAGCATAGAACGTGCAGCATCTTGAAATGCTTGGTGTGTTGCACCCGGCATTGCTTTACCGGATCCATTTGGATCTAGATGCCATAATGTACCAGCAGAACCAGTAAGACCAAAACGAGATCTTGCAACTGCATCCGCTTCAGCAGAGGTTCCATAGAAAAATGCAGAGTCTTCGTAGATACCGTTATTGTTATTTTCTCTGTAGAATTCTCTAACTTCTAGATCGAAGTCATCAACAGTATAATCACCCGATTCATCGGATGTTCTTTCAGCAAGTGTTTTTTCTAGAATTGCATAATCAGAACGAGAAACACGAGAAACAATTTCACCGGCATCGACACGCATTAATTCTATAAAGTTAGAATCATCGGATGTTACAGGAGAATTAAGATCTAATGTTCTTTTGGAAAGTTCTAGATCAATTTTATATCGATGTGCACCCGGTGCTTTAGAGTTTTCAATACCAGTCGCATTTGAAAGAAGGGATTCGTCTGCTTCTGGTGTTACGAAAGTATCAACAATGTCTAATCCCACACGATAGGAAGGTGTAGATGAGAATGGTTCAAGTAAAACCGATTGTGATTTAACAAGAAGGAAATAAGGACTTACGAAATAGATCCCCTCTGTAATATGAGCAACGGAACCGACACCAACAACACCTTCTGGATTTACAGAAGATGCAGGAACAGCAGTAGAAATTGCACCATTTGTAATAGTATCACCAGCAGCAAAAACACCAACAGTTCCGGAAGAAGATGATTTAGTATACTTGAGATATAGAACTGTTTCGTTCTGTGCATTAGGAAGGATATAACCAACCACAAGTGCTTGCAGACCGTTTCCACCTGTAATTGTTTGATTTAACCAAAATGTTTCTAATTCGGTTACGTTATTTGCAGATGAAGTTTTTGGAATTTTTATCCAATTGTATTTGTTGTCGTACTTAATTTCACCGGGAATAACCATGCTTTTGTTTTGAAAAACATGCTTACCAAGAGAATCAATTTGATTCTGTAGAATTGTTTGTAATTGTGTTAATTCACGTGCTTGAACAGGATACTTCGGACGAAAAAGAATTTTGTACGATTGCTTGTACGGATCAAAATCGTCAAAGTATGGCTTGGTATTAAGATTTTTAAATGTCATTTAACAGAATTCTCTTACAAACGGTTCTCTATATTTAGAGACGATTTTACATTTTTAAAACTAACAAGATGATCTCGGTCTGATCCGATGCCCTCATGATAGGACGACGATGTTCGACATACATCAAATTACCCGAATTCTTTTGTGCTTCAGATGCAGGAGCAGCACTCACAACACCAGTTGCACCAGAAGTCTGTCCTGTTACAACATCCGATGTTTGAAACGCCGTAAATCCGGTTGTGGTATCTTGAAAATATGTTAGTACGCGAGACGCACCGACATTTGGATCAATTTGAACAAGTGATCCAACGGCACCAGAAATACTTCCAACGATATTTTCATCTGGTAAAAAAGTTCCTGTTGCAGAAGTAATTGAAATTGTAGGAGCAGCACGAAGAGTTGAAGCAGTTGCAATTGAACCACCCGAAGTCTTTACGTTCTTGATAAGTCCAACACGACGATAATCGTTTACAATTGGAAAGTCTCCCGAACCTTCAGCATATTGAAGTTTAGTTGACATACAAAGATAACGACCACCCAATTCTACAATTGCATCCGATCCATGCCCACCTTTTGGTGGAAGAGAAGGAGCAACAACAGCACCAGAACCATTTCCAGAAGAAATAGATGCAAGAGCATATGTGTAGTTTGAACCACGAGTAATCATCTTGATTGTTTTGATAATTCCACCAACTACAGTTGGTTGTGCAGAAGCACCAGAACCATTTCCGACAATATCAACAGAAGGCAAAACTTTAATTTGACTTGTTGCATCCGGGATTGTTACCCAGTTACTTGCAACAGTTGCAGTTTTTGTTGAACCAACATAAGAAAGAATTTTTCTAGATTGTCCAACACCTGTTCCAGCAACGATCCATGCCGTACAGTTGTTATAAGCATTGTTAGATGCAGAAGCACCGGCAGGAAAAACGATTGTGTTTGTTGTTCCAGAAATAGCAAGAGTTGTTACAGGGTTTGCAGGATCAGCATCAATAACGTTTGTATAACCAGAACCACCAGCAGTAACCTGAATTTGAGAAATTTCACCAGCAGATGTAGATGCATCGGCTTGAACAAGCCACTGATCGGATCCATCATCGGCAGCAAGAGTTTTAACCGGCAACCAAGTATCAGTCATAAACTTTGAAAATTCTGTTGCATTGACTGTGTACATATATTTCCATCTGTATCCATCGGCACCAGAGAAAACATAAGGACTTGATAAAGGCTTTTGTGGTTTAGTTGTAGACTTTGCACCACCGTTGTTATCTAAACATTTAAAAACGTGTAACTGATCTGTAACTACGTAGAAACTTCCGGCGGTATATGTTCCGGCAAGTGCAGCAGCATTTTTTTCGGCAGTTGTTGGATGATTGTAAAGATCTGCATCTTCATCACCGTAAGGAACATAAATTGTATTTCCTGTAGTATCCCAATCGAAACGTGGGACAACGTGAGATGCTTCGGTATCAACAACACGTTTAAGTGCAAGCATATCATCCCACACACGGAATTCTATTTCAGTTGTGTCTGTTGGTGCAGGGGGAAGAGTATCAACATCCCATGGCTTACTCTTACCAATAAAAAGGTAATAGTTTTTCGTGATTGAAGCACCGTCTAAATCAGCCTTAAGTAATTTAGCCAATTCTACTCTGTATTTTGTTGTGATTATTGCAGTCATCTATAATTCTACCGTGTGTTATATACCGTCTGTATTTATTCGTTTATTTTAAATCGAAATTTTGATAATAGGTTCTGGTGCAATATTTATCTGATCGTTTGGAGAATTCTCCACAACATCAAATATAATTGAATCAAAATCTTTTACCTGTGAATTTGCATACCTTGCCCAATAGTCACCGTTTTGACCTTTAACAACATGATCCCGAATTCTAGAGTATCTAGGTTGTGTTGTTGTCGCACAGTAAACCGATGAGGCTTTTTCGTGTCTTACTTGAACTCTATTAACAGCAATTCTATTTGATGTGTTTCCGGCGTAAGTAAGAGATCCCGGATATGTGCTTCCGTTTGTAAGATAAATTGCAAAAGAAGTTTGTAATAATGCAGCAGAATCGGGAGTAACAAACGCAATACCCACTCGATAAAAACCACCGGAGTATCCAAGTATCGTGGCAGCACAATTTAAAGAATTTGTTATTGTTCCACCGGTTAAATCAAAAAATGCATAAATTGCAGAAACGTAACTTGGACCACTCACATATAAAGCAAAAGTGTTTTTTCCATCTGCTTTAACATCTACCGTGAATATATACTTTTCATTTGGGATTATTGTATCGACCGTCTGAAAAACAGCATGGTTTGAAGTTGCAGTCGTTTCCTGAATTCTATCCATAACATTTGTATTTGTTATGTAATCAAGCACTGCATTTGCAGTTACGGTGACGGCAATCGGCGACCAAAAAGCACTCGGTGTCACATCTTCAGACTGATAAAGATAGTTTTCCTTATTATCAGATTTAGGTAATTTTATAGGCATTAGTTAAAATCTCCCGTGAAGTTGTAAGACATCGACGCATTATTTAACTGCACTTCAGAGATCAATATAGAATTAGAAACAGATCCGACATAACTTAAAGTTATTCCAGATGTCATCATTGCTTTTGCACGAACATTTCCGAACACATCTAGAAGTTTACAGATAGAAACTTTGTACCAAGTATCGAATGTTTCTACCTCTACTTTTGCAAGTCCATTTTGTGCAAGAACGCTTCCGTTCGATAAATCTATCGTTGCACCAGATGCAGTTGTGATTGCAGTTCCGTCCAATTCTAGACGCACATTAGGAGTACCAGCATTTCTCTTAACCATGAAAGAGAATCGATACATCATGTCTTCTTCACAGAAAGGAACTTCTTGTTGTATCAAGTGTTGTCCGTTTCCGGTTGTTTCGGTCAGTTGGTAAACTTTTAATCTTAAATCGTTGTAACTCTTTACAGCAGACAAGGCGATTGTAGAATTTGTAAATGCCCATGGTGCGATTGTAAGATCGTCGACAGAAAGAAAAACGTTTTCGAAGTTTGCAAACACGGGTTTCTGGAACTCATGTTCAAGATCAAACGAAAGAACACTTGGACCAGCCTGTAGATATGTACTTGTACTTTCTGCACGAATTTGAATACGTCCCGGTTGTGTTTCTGTATCCGGAAGTTCTGAAGTCATATCTAGAACAAGAGGTTGTGTTTCAGATGGATAAGTAACAGGAGACAAGAATTGCTGTCTCATTATAGTAATGAATGCGTTTTCTGTACCAATACCAGAATCTAAAGTCATCGGAGATTCTAGAAGTGTTTCACCCCTGAAAATTCCAAATAGAATTAAACCGGCAGGATGCAAAAGTTTTAATACAATATCTTTGTACTGTTCAAGTGATCGGTTTGCGATAACGACATAGGAAAATTGTTGATAGTAGTAATCATCCTGAAGATATTTTTCGGTGTTTAACATTCCGTCTTCGTTTAAGAAGTATCCGGGATAGCGACACAGCGTTCCAATTTCTGCAACACCTGAAGCAATGTTACCGGTTGTAGGTGGAAAAATTACAGTTGGTGATTCGTTCGGTGTGTAGTTAATACCAAAATCTATAATTTCTGCATTGATGATCTGTCCGAAAATATCAGAAACACTTGTTATCTTTGCTTTTGCGCCTGTACCAGTTGGAGAAATGAACGTGATAATATCACTTTCTACATAACTATCTCCCGAATCGGTAATAGTGAATTTTGACAACACCGGAATAATTTTTGTAACTACCGCAATATCACTAACAAGAAATTCATTTACTATGAATTCGCCGGTAATACTGTCATTAGTAAGAAACACTTCATATACAGAATAAATTCCATATTGTATGAACTGAACATCTTCGACGAAACCAGTTGCGCCAGATTGTTCACCGCGAACAGTTTTACCTATTAGTTTGAAAGGATCGCCGACATTACTAAAAACTTTTAGAGATACAGGAAGAATCCATTTACCGTCATCCGGTCGGAGCATGTCACGCCACGGATAATAAAAATCTACATTCTCATTAAATAGAATTCTAAAAAGTAACTTATATGATTTTTGTGTTCCCTTTGCTTTATAGAAATGTCTTGCATTCTTAATAAAGTTTTTTGGATCTGTTAAAATTTCTTGTGGAACGGAAGGAATAATCTCTTTCTTAAACCATGTGATAAAATCATTTAATGATGTATCAATTGCATCGATTGAAAGAACATCATAGGTAGAACTTGATGTAATTCCTTTTATATCACCAAAATCTGTATTAAACGATCCGATGATTTCTTTTACTTCTAATATAGAATTATCTACATCATATTCATGAACAATACCTTTCCCGAAGGCATCGCCGATTGTTGCACCTTGATAAACAATCTCACCAACTTCAAAAGTACCAGTACCAGATCCGAGTGTAAAAATTTTAGATCCTAACGATGTAGTATCAATGTCCTCATTTTCTGGAATTGTTTTTAAAACATTTGTCGGACCCTTAAACTGTTCTTTGAATTCATAGTAGGCTTCCATGAATTCTACAAACATTGGGTACTCTTCCAACACAAAGGATGGTACGGAATGTTTTACAAGTGTAGAAAATTTCTTATTGAACATTATTTTTCGTCTACCGTAGATACCTTAATATCAGCGTCATCGATTAGAATTATTTGATTTCTTTCTGGAAGGATGTCGTTTTGTAAAGGGGTAACGCTTATATCTATATACTGTTTATTATCGACGTATCCCCCAACATCCAGAAGATTAACTACTAATTGTCCTGTTTCGTAATCAATTGTTCCTGCATTTGCTTCAAAGATCACACGTGTGTTACCAGACAAACGATAATAGTTAAGAACACCCTTTCCATCATCCGCAATTAAAGTTGCAGAACCTTTATACAAAAAGAGGTTACTAGTTACCGATGCAACACCATTTGCAATATCTCCACGATCAACCGCATTGTTTAAAAAGATCTCATATTTTGTAGGTGTGTTTAACTGAGGAAGAATTCTATATCTAAGCTTTAATTCTGTTAAACTCGAAACAATCGCAGAATCACTTGTATCAATATCTCTTACAAGTTGTGAGTATTTGAAAGAAGAATTGAATCCTACAAGATTTTCAGTTCTATATGCTTTGATCGCATTTGCAACCTTTGTCGCAATATCACCAGCAGACAATTGAGTACGTCTAGAATTATATTTAACTGTAGATGAGATCACCAAGTTAAGATAATCAGGTTCAACAATTTCACATTCTATGGAAATTAGGTTTCTATTTTTTATAACACTGTCTATAATTTGTTGTTTCTTCTGTGTAGAAAACACAGTCGTTCCAATTGGTTTGATAGACATGAAAACTTTTCCGTATCTCGGAGGAACGTTATCTTCACCACCCCAAACACGAACAAATTCTACTTCGGGGAAATCTTTCTTGATTAATGTTTCGTAATCGTTTCTTGTTACTGCACGATTTTGAGTTTCGTAGTAAAGTGGTGCAAGTTGTTTAACAGAATCGATTGTCTGAATATCTGTACCAGAATTTGATCCTTGGATAGTTGTTACTTTTAGATTATTTATTCCACCGATTGCAGAGGTTGCACGAAACACCTTGATTCCGTTTGCTTCGGATCCGTTAGAAACAACATACTCAACAATAACAATGTTACCATCTTCTAATTTCTTTCCGACGATTCCATCACCGAAATAAATCTCGTGTTTTGATCCCTCGACTTCAGATAAGAAAAAAGCAGTAGAGGTGCCATTCAATGTATTAACATCTGTTGCAAGAACATAGCTTTCAACAGCAGTAGAATTTTTAGACTTTTGTACTTTTACTATGATACTAGAAGTATCAACATTACTGTTTGGAAGGATAAACCGTTGTTTTAAAACAGCAGAAGCATCATAGGTAAATCGATGTGTAAGTCTTTCACCCTCGATCAATTCTAGATTAGCAATCATCTGTAAACTGTTGTTCGGTTGAACAAGGACTGTTTCTGTGGTTGTGAAGTTAAAAAGAACAGAATCTTGTTTTGAATAGAATTTTGTTCCACGTGGAACTTCTATTTGAGACGGCAACGGATCGGCAATAAATTCTACAGATATTTGTGCTCTTGCCGACCTTACAGAACTTGGTGTGTATCCAAGTGCCTTTGCTCTAGAAATAACAGATTCTCTTAATGTTGCTGAATCTAAAAATCCTTCGTTTGCAACCATGTTTGCATAGAACGAGTTGTATGCAGTGTCATAAGCAAGAAGATCGATTATGTAAGATAATCCAGAACCATCAAAATCATAATCAGTAAATCTAGGATCTTGTCGAAGAAATTCTTTTAGATTTGTTTTAATTTTATCGAAATCTAATTCCGAAACATTTAGTTTACTCATTTTATCTTACACGCTCTAGGAAGAAATTAAAGTCTGCAATCTCCCCACTGTTTACAATGGAGACTGTTAGTTTTATGACATAACCTTGTTCGTCGTATTGTGGTTCGACTATCAGATCAATGATGCTCACTCGCTTTTCATATTTAGTTACCGCAGTTGCAATCATTCTCTGTAGAAGTTGTGTAATATGTGGATCAATGTTTTCAAACAACATCGAACGAAGATTAGAACCAAAATCTGGATTGAATGGTTTTTCGTAGTGGTTTGTTAAAAGAATATTCAACAAACTTCTTTTGATTGCATCTATATCTTTCAGTGTGCCGATATCACCGGTCAATGGGTTTGCAATAAAAGACAGATCAATATCTTTGTATTGCTGATTTCTTTTTGCAGATGTGATGGTATCTAGGGTATTGGTTGCCATTTATATTGTTATTTATGAGGCATTAAACATCTTTGGATTGATGTCTAATAGCAGCATCAACCATGAACAAGTATTCCGAACCGATTTTTAGAAACATTTGTTTTGGATATTGATCGCCTGTTTTTGACCAGACCCAATGCGAACGACCACCATTTGCAACACCATGGAATTTCCCTGTTTCTATAAGCTTTCCAATTTTATGCACCGGTCTAACTACTTCCCAACTTGTGATCGATCTATCTTCATTTCTATACTCAATCGTTACGGTTTCTAATTCACCTGTTGGAATTGCCTGATACAATTGATGTGGAGAAGGATCTAAACTTAAAGATACTGCATTTGGTTTTGTATCGGATAATGGTTTGTAAACAACCTGTCCAGAATCAGCAAAAAGAAATCCAACCTTTGGAGAAGAAGTTGAAGATGATTCGGTGTTATCTTTGTTATCGGCAGTATTTTCTTTATCAAATTCTATGGGTGTTGGTTTTGGAGGAACTGTTCCACCAATACTTGCAGCAGTACTTGCAATATCAGCAACAACAAGAGTTCCAGCAGTGATTGCAGAATTGAAATAAGTAATGGGTGCTTTTGTGATAACTTCTGCACCAGCAGAAATTTCATTTATCGCAGTTGCATTTGTTTTGATGTTTGCACCATCTAGAAGTATGTCGCCTTTTGCTTTCATCATGATGTCACCCTCGGCAGCAAAGAAAAGGTTTCCTTTGACCAATACGCGAATGTCACCATCAACAACTGTGTAAGAGGTTCCTTTGATCTGTGTGTTACAATCTTCACCAACGAGTGTGTTTAGGTTTGCACCAATATCACGAGAGAGATTTTCACCAACCTGAATTTTCATCCCGGTACCAGCAAAAATACCAACGGATTCTTTTGCAGACATTTCTAGTTTTTTCTCGGCAGCCGTATATAGATTTTCCTGCACAAGATGGTAATGATCCTTCTTAATCTTATCTACCATAAGACCATTTGGATGAATTGTTCTAAAAGTTCCAGAACGATGTGTCCATTCCAAAACCTCTTTTCCCGGAGTATCGTCAACAAGAATTAGGTGTCCCGACTCTGAGTATTCAGCCTTACAGAAAGGATATGTTCCTATAGATGGTGCCGTGGGTTCCGAAAATGGTTCACCTTCGTCTGCTTCATCCGTACCCACTCCACTAGACTCATGGGATGCAGAACTTCCAGTAAAGCCCGTTCCCTTGCGTTCCTGAAGGGATTTATAACGAACATCTTGTTTCGCTTGTTCGTCTCCTTGTTCGAACGGGTTTGTGATAGGTGTCAAAAGAATGTCTTTGAGAGGATACCGAGACATTTCACTTCTTGGAACACCCGAAGTTTCTAGAAGTTCGGTTTCGGAAGAATCAACGACCCCATCACCATTTGCATCATATGCAATAAGTTCTGCATCGACTGCATCATATTTGCCGTCTTTGTTTACATCAAAAGGATACTTGGTAGGAACATAATCCTTTTCGAATACACCAAAAGCGGTGCCACTTCCCGGAAGAGTATCGGGAGACATTTTTGCAGGAGAATCCGAAACACCAGAAACATCGGCATCTAAGTCATCCGGATCAATTCCCATAAATGGTGGACGAGGTTGTGATTCAGGTGTGAGTTCTTCATCTGGTGTTGGATCATTAAAACCTGTTTCGGGATCTGCTTCGGTTTCTGGAATACCTAAAGTTTGACCCATCATCACAGGTTGTTGAAACAATTTTCCATCGAGAAAAAATCCTACAACCCAATCACCTTCCTTTGGTCCAACAACCGACGATCCTGTATGTAGTGGGAGAATGGGAATTGCCCACGGAAGAATGTCAGTAGGAATTCTAGTTTTATCCGGAGAATGTACACCGAGCCAACGGACACGACATCTTCCTAATTTTAGAGGA